ACCGCCATTAGCAATGGCGGCATAAGAAAAATGGACTGGTCAATCGTAAAGGTTGGCCAGTTTGCCTTTAACCCCTTCCCCACAATGCCCTGCAATCGCACGTAACCGCCCTTTCCTGCTACCGCTGTATCTCTCCCTAGTCCTACCCCCTGCAAATCCAGAGACTTAAAATAAGTAAAAATAATTCTTGACAAGGTTATCAAAATAACCTAGGATACAGACATTGCAGCAAATCAACTGCAAGAGGGAGACGAAATGGAAAATCAAGAAACAAGACGGTTTAAGATTTTCAAGGCACACGAACACAGAAAAAACAGCAATCGTTTTGAAGTCTGGGATACAAAACTCCAGCAGTGTAAAGGTCAATACATTGGAAAAGAGTCGGCCCAGATCGAAGCAGATAGGCTTGAAGATAATCCAGAATCAAATAAATACGCGCCTAATTTTCTAACATTATACGGCTCTCGCGTACCTCCCGATAAATATTCTCGGATTAAATCCATGACAGATATATTGGTTGGAGAAAGCGACCATCGTGAGCATATTGATGCTGCTCGTAGACGCTGCATTCTGATTGCCATTGAAGCGCTGAAACTGGCGGCGACATAGGAGATAAACAAAATGGAATCCACGGTTAAGCTTGCGGGGATCGTCGGAATTACAGCGGATGGAAGGGAGAAAAAATGACAGCCCTTGCCAAAAGAAAATCACGTCTTACATTCGAGACATCGGATGTTGTGAGATATCGTGGAAGGTTGCGAGAGGTAGTGATTGAGGCAGAAGAATACATGGCGCATGTTAGGTTGAAAGGCTCTCGTATGCGCTTCCCGATATCTTGGGCTGGAATTTATAACCAAGCGGTAAAAATTGCGGTAGAGAAACAGAGAGCGGACAAGAAAGCCAAAAGGAAAGAACGGCATTGATCTTTATTGAGTGTACAAGACAGCGGGAATCCGCAACCCGCCATCTCCCGCACTCGTAAGGCGTGACAGGTGATAACTGTTAAGGCTCGGGCGCAATACGAGCCACTAAATTTGTTTTGTGTGGATTGCACATGATTGCCTAGATTTGTGGCGTAAGTAAAACGACTGGCAACTGATCGAATTGGCCAAACAAGTACCAGTGCGGTTTGAACGCTGACGCTGTTGCGTGAATCGAAGCGCATTGCAATCCACAGAGAGCAAAAAGTCTTACCGTCATACAAAAGGAATACACATATGGCTGATTTAGTTCACGTAAGAGACGAAGACTTATCATTATTGAGTCTGGCGGATGCTCCAGAGAAAGCCCTTGAAGAAGCATCTCAGGTAGCCAGCACGATCATGGAAGTAATTTCATCCAAACCCAAGGTGGTTACGTTTAACTCTGAAATTTACTTCGAGAATGAAGATTGGTGTTTTATTGGAAAATTCTACGGAGTTACAGTCCGCGTAGTTAGAGATAACTATGTAGAATTCGGAACGGCCAAAGGATTCGAAGCCGAAGCGGAAGCCGTGCTTACCTCTACAGGCCAAATAGTGGGTAGAGCTTTTATGATGTGTTTGGATGATGAGGAAAATTGGGGATTTCGCCCCAAGTATGATTGGGTAGATGACGTTGGTGAAGACGGCAAAAAAATCTGGGAAGAAAAGATAATCAAGGGAGTAAAAAAAAATCTTCCCAAGCGTAAGCGGGTCGAATTGCCACCCGTAAAAGTACCTCTGTTTCAACTTCGCTCAATGGCACAAACAAGAGCGTCCAGCAAAGTTCTGAGTATGATTTTCAAATTTATTCCAGTCTTGGCAAGCAAGGGTGGAAAGAGAGTTTCCGGCACCCCTGCGGAAGAGGCAAGCGAGAATTTCAATAACTCTGGCGTAAGAGAGCGCTACGATAAGCCCACTCGCGCCAAGCGCAAGACCACGCCAGAAGCCGAAGAAAAGCCGCGTGACCCTGATTGCATAACACGCGATGACCAAACATTTCTGTATACGGTATCAACTAAATGTAAATTGTCGCATGATGAGGTTAAGGCCAAACTTCAGGCAGAGTTCAAGGGCAAGGATGGCCAACCTCTAAAATCCAGCGGGGATATGTTGAAGAAAGATTTTCAGGCGTATCTCGATTCGGTTGATCCCAAATTCAAATTTCACGCTCCTGTACCACCCACGGATACACAAGAGGAGCCGGGAGCTAACGGATAATGCGTAGTCCAGAACAAACCATAAAAGCATTGGAGCGCAAGGGGTACAAGGTAGAGCGCCTTACATCCTATCAATTCCGTTTGGAATGTGTTTTCGATCTATACGTCATTCGGTTTCTATGGCACAACATTGCAAGCAATACTCGCGGGAGTTGGCACGGATTAAACGAGCAGAAGTTAACCAATTTGATAGATCAACAGGTAGCGATTGCCGATGCAATCTTAGATCGTGAAATAGAGGCAGGGAGAATTACAGAAGAGGGCGAACCTGTAGCAGCTGGGAAGCGCGATGTCGATAGTGCAATTTGGTGGACGAAAAAGGGACTGGAAAAGTCTCGCGGCAAGACAAATTTAATATGAGAAAAATCGAAATCATGGGAAATATTTTCTATCACGCTATCTCGCCGCGTGGAATAAGGATGTACTCAATCAATAAGCGGCTGCTGGAAACAATCGTAGCTGCGTTAGTAGGTTAACCATGGCGTTCTACATCAGGCCAGAAAGATTCTGTGAAGATTGCGGGTATCCGATAGATCAATGCGAATGCCTGTATCCAGATGATGAAGAAGTTGAATCAGAAGAAGAAGTAATTGACGAAGATTATTATCAAGATAATGACCATAATTAACTCCGTCCAATTTCACGACACCGATGCCAACGGTAAGCCAGTACATGAGTACAGCGTAGCCGGAATTAAAACTCCTTCGGTAACTTATGTTCTAGATAAGCGCGGGTTTTGTGACTATCAATCCTGCCCAGAAGACTACATGGAAGCAGCAAGAGAGCGCGGCCAAATTGGACATGAAGTAACGCACTGGTTTGACGAAGCATTTATGGGAATTTTGATTAGCTATGATTTGCAAAAGTTTGATTATGTATCTGAATTTGAAAATGAAATCCTTACCGAACCATTGCATCCGTGGTCAAAGGAAATATTAGGCGCATGGGTTCAGTTTAGAAAAGACTTTGAATTTTCTCCGGTGCTCATAGAAAAGCCGATGGCTTGGAAGATTAATGGGATGATGGTGTGCGGGACTCTGGACAGATTTGGAACGTCCAAATTAGGGCCGATGGTAGTCGATTTGAAATTTACTTCCAAGATTGAGCGATCAGTAAAGTATCAGCTTGCGGCGTATGCTTCCAATCCTGAATTACATTCAAGAGGTAAGCGACCATTGCGATATGCTGCGCACTTCAAGGACACGAAATGTATTCCAGTACCGTTCACGCGGTCGAAGGATGAAGCAATTTTTAGTGCAGCTCTGGCGATAACGCATGACTTGTGGAATGGTGGAGCGAAATGAAACTAGAAAAATCAGACCGTGGATTTATGTTTGTAATGCACAAGAATTATACGGACTCCGATGTTACTCGCGTGATATCTGAATCATCCGCTGGCCCGCTAGGCAAGTATTTATGGGTTGGCCAAAATCATCTCATTACTCGCGCTGAGGCAAAGCAACTTGTTAAACATTTGCAGCGTTGGATTGAAACCGGAACATTGCGGTTAAAATAGTCTCTCCGTAAGACTTTTCCCCATCCCCATCATTAACCAGAATGCCTTGCAATCGCCCAGAATCGTCCTGTGGCGCATCGCCAGAGCATAGATAGCCTTAGCCCCTGTTCCGGTAAACCCAAGAGATTATACGCGAAACGATTTCTCTTGACACAGGTTAGCATAATAATTATATTGGACATACGGTAATCAACCGTTTCGGGAGATTTTAAAATGACAATGGAACAGATAAAGGCGCTCAAGGCAGTAGCAGATGCAATTATTGAAACTGTACAGCTTGCAGGGCCAATGGGAGCGCCGGGAGGTCATATCTACGCTGCTCTAATGGCGAACGGATGCACCTTACATCAATACGAACAGATCATGTCGGGATTGGTTCGTGCTGGGAAACTTAGAAAATCAGGCGAGTGCTATTTTTCTGCCTGAGTAAATGCGAAACGGGAGATAAAAGTATGAGTTTGATATATAAATTCGTGAGCAGCAATAATGAAAATTCTTTACCAGAGAATATCCGCAAGAATATGCACGGAGAAAAACCAGACCCGAGATGGGCTAACGATCTTCCGGTAAATTGGCGCGAGATAGATGCAGGTACATTTTCAAAGAGCAAATTCTTTACTTACAGCCCAAACTTTTGGGAGTTTCGGCAAGCAGCTATTGATGGGCCTGAAGGATACATGGCATCTATCCGAATCTTTTGGTTCTTTGATGGAACCTGCTACGGCATTGTGGGTGAGCATTACAACGAAAAGGTGAGATATTTTGCTGGTGGTTGCGAGCATGAATATCTGGAGTTTCACTCATCGAATGATTTAACTAAAGCCTATCCGCAATACGCTGGCAAGGGTAACTTTGGAATGCATGACCATACTTACGTATGCGAGAAATGCCAACACTTTATGGTGACGGATTCAAGCGGCTAGATCACAAACAATCAAGAGCCGATAATCAATCGGCAGAGGGAGAAACAAAATGACATCAAAATTGCTAGCATTCCACGGCCAACAAGCCATTAAAGACAAATATCTTGCGCGAGTACGGGCGCACAAACTTGCTGATGAAATTGTGCATGGAAAATATTGGTCAAACGGGAAGGGTTGTGCCGTTGGATGCACGATTCATTCCGGAGATCATTCGGCATACGAAACAGAGCTTGGCATCCCACGTATCTTGGCTAGATTAGAAGATGGAATATTCGAGTCTTTATCCAATGGCCGAGCAGTGGAATGGCCAGAGCAATTCCTGAATGCTTCTAAGGTCGGTGCCGATTTATCTCTGGTATGGTCTAAGTTTGCAGCATGGATGTTGGTTGACGAGAAGTACGGAGTGCTACAATTCGCCAAAAGAGTAAAGTCGCGCAAGGCAATTCAGGATATAGCCGATAACTACAAAGTTTGGGCTGATACTGGAATTAAACCAGATGTAGATTGGTGGAAGTTGCGCTCTGCTGCTGATGCTGATGCTGATGCTGATGCTGCTGATGCTGCTGATGCTGCTGATGATAAGAGACAGGAATGGAGAAATGCCCAAGCCGACAAATTGATTGAATTAATGTCCTCTGCTCCTATTGAGGTATTGAAATGAGCAGTCAGCTTACCACTCCCAATCCTCCCAGCATCTTCAAGCTGTCGGCAGAGAAAATTAAACAGAGCATATCTTCTTTCGGCTCCAAGCTAACTTCAGTTGAAGCGTATCAAGAAATATGCGGTGCAATTCAAGGCATGGCATCGTCCATCAAGCGAGTGAAAGAGCATTACGATCCCAAGATTGCCGATGCGCGAGTACCTTGGGACAACCTGTGTCAGGAAAAGAAAGATGTATTGGACACTATTGCTCAAGCGCAAACGATGGCCAATCGTCTCAAGTTTGAGTATGAGCAAGAAGATGAACGTAATCGGCTAGCGGAAGAAAGAGAACTTCAGGCGGTTGAAAATGCACGCATTCAGCGCGAGGCAAAAGAGCTTGCGGAAAAACTCAAGGCATCTGGCGACAAGGCGGGAGCGAGAGAGGTATTGGCTGAAGCCAAAGTAACCACGGCTGTAATCACAGTGCCTACTTCTGTTCCCAAGATGGCCGGGATGGTAAACAGAAAGCCAGTGTTTGAATACGAAATCATTGACGCTACAAAAGTAAACGAATCCTATCTACACAAGGTTCCAAATGATAAAAAGATTGGTGATCTGGTGAAAGGCTTAGGTTTCGGTGCAGAGCAATTAATCGGTAAGGGTTCAATCAAGATCACACGCAAGATACCGAATACCGTTGTACGAGGTGCCAAGTGATATTTCACATAAAAGAGTTGATAGCTATGATTTTCTTCCGCTATCGCCGTCTCTGGACTGTAGTTTATCCAGACGGAAAAAAGAGATCGTGCTGCTGCCTTTCAGTGGCGAATGACTACAAGGAAATGTTTGGCGGTGAGGTTAAGTTTTTGGGTAAGCTATCCAACCCGAGAACAGATCACTTTGCCTAAAATAGTCTCACGGTAAGACACGCACAGGAGATTAACGCAGGAAATAGAGGATGAAGGAATGGCGATTAGTCAGGCAGCAGAATTTCTGGAATCTCAGGGTTGGCACATGACGAGCCGGAAGAAGCAGGGCTGTATGTGGATTGTACGCTGGTGTAAGCCAGGAACTGAATGGCGAGGATGCAGCCAAGGACAAGCGTACCTAATAGCGAGAGCTGAAAAGAAATGGCGTGAGCAAGAAAAATCTAAATGAGCTGACAGTCACGCCTCATCCCCCCAGATGAGGAAGATTACCTAGCCTTAGAGTCATCCGTGTTCCACCGATAGCTCCTAGGGCTAATTACGCAGCAGTACGAGGCATTTAAATGGGCGAGTACATGCCATATATCGACGAAGCAACTTACCGCAGTTACGCATTTCAGCGCATGCTGCATCCCCTGATAGATTTCATGCGCTGGAGAACGGTTTACGGGCGGGAAGTGGAAGTGATGGAAGAAAGATTTATGAAGGAATTTCTTCGGAATCTCGGGGAAATTAGCTATTAAAAACAGGGACGCAACCAGCGAAGGAAAGAGGGTGATGCCATTGACAAAACAGAAAATCGCGCAATTAAGGAATTACATTGGGCTTACGCTTGGTGCTATAAAAATAAATGGTCTCCAAGTCAATATGCTGATTATTATGTGGGCCGCTATTCTGGCACTCAGCGTCAGAATTGCAGCGAGTTCACAAGCGTTGCAGCAGATTGGTGGGTCGAAAGCCAACCATGGTTCCAAAATAGCGCAGATCACGCCGCGTTAACTGACTCCGATAGGTTAACAGGGCGAAAGTATCGGAATTAAAAAGTCTCTCTGTAAGACTATTGACAATCCAGTGAAATAAAACTTGAAAAGGTATTGACTATGGTGTACACGATTGATAATATTGGAATTGACCAACATAGCCAGTTGCTCACGTAACAACCTTTGGCCAGAGACTAATCCACTCTGGCCATTAATTTTCTGGATTGACTACTGGTAGTTTTGACAGTAGTATTGTACTCGGATTTAAACTGTTAAACCCAAGCTTACTGGCTATTATGTTGAATACTTTTTGCTTCAACACGGTTGGTTCACGGCACACCTTATCCCGCAAAAACAACGGGCCGATGCTTCACAGAATACCCTGCTCAGGGTCAGGGAAGAATCCAAAAACAAACGAAATTCCGGGCAACGCGACGGTAGTTGATCCGTCGATAAGGGATGCGTCCCGGTCTAAATGGGGTGCGCCAGTAATGGCGTAGCGCGTATAAGTTTGTCTGGGTTCAAGATTCTCTAATTAGTCAGATGCAGAGTTAGCAATGAAGGCCCAAAGGCTCACCCCAAAGGGAATCCCTTACTGTCTTTAAATGGAGAAAACATGGCAGCAACGAATCTTTTTTCAGAGATAGACTGCAATCAGAGGTTCATGGGAAGAAAGCCGGAAGATTGGATGATTAGGCTCTCATCGAGGATTAGACATCACATAGATAACCAGATGGTGAAAGACAATGGGGAACCATTAATTCCAAGCGAAGACGAGATTACAGTTTATATATGCCTAGCTCTGGAAGAAGAAACCAAAGGTAAGGAACATTCAAAAAAGAAACACATTCCAGACCCCCGCCATACTCCAGTAAAAAACAAAATATTTGAGGCTTACCACTACTTCAATAAAATCTATCCGGCATGGGGGGTTAAGGAAGCCGGATGTTTATCTACATTCCTCAAGGCACACGATTGGCCGCAAGAAAAAATATTCATCTGCATTCGTAACAGATTCAAGTCAGAAGAAAACTTCGCGCAAGAGCCATGCCGATGGATTTGCAGGTTAGGCGATTTCGCGGGAGGCCCATTGGATAAGTTTGGCAAACCCAAAGCCGCAGGTAATGGCCAGAAATCGCGCACAAATGGCTCAGGAGCGACCGGACACCTGCTAGACCACTTACCGGATGCGGAAGAGATTGCAAGGCGTAGAAAGGCCGATGACAAGAGATTGGAAGAAAGAAGAAATGCGAGGGGAATGTGAAAAGAAAAATATACCTAGCAATAGTTCGATTCGCTCTGAAGTTAGCCGAGTGGGGCGACCGACTACTTGAGCGATTCGATAAGTGCTGCTATCTGGGTTGCGAAAATCGCGCTGAAACGTGGTGCATCACAGGCGGTCATCGCCATTGCTACGATCATGAATCGGGATATTACAACGATGTGGAAATGTGTCAAGCCTGTTTCGAAACTATGACTCCAGAAGAAATAGCGCGTGACCAAAAAGAGCAAGTCGAATTTGATTTACTAAACGAACAGTGAAAAAGTCTCACGGTAATACTTCAACACACAAGAGAGGCGAATGTGACACTAGAGCAACTATTCCACTGAATCACCCAACGCTTGAACCTCATTGGGCCACTTGCAAGAGAGTTTAATTTTTCAAAAAGTCTTACAGTAAGACAAAATGAAAGGAAAAGAATGCAACCTACGGAACCTAGAGCCTATTTAATCGCAGCCACTAAACTTCGCAAACGTGAGGTTGTCGAGTGGCTGCAAGATATCGGTGGGGTAAAATGTCTAAGCACAATTACAGGCGATGACGCGGAGCAGATAATAGAGCTTGGAGCAAGACGCTGCTACAAATCTTTTGATGTTGGATTGAATCCTAATATCACAAAAGTTAGAACAGACAGCGCGGAGTATCACGCGAACATTGCAAAGCAGCGGCATGGTTCCGTGCTTACTCATGCAACCGCAACTTTTGCATTCGAGGGAATCAGCCGTGTATTCACCCACGAGCTAGTGCGTAACTCGATTGGAAACGCATTTTCTCAAGAGTCGCTTCGTTACGTTCGCCTAGAAGATATTTCATTCTGGATTCCACCAGAGATTGCCGAGAGCGAAGAAGCTACCGCTAAATTTTGCGAAGTGGTTAAGTATTTGGAAGATGCACAGAAGTGGTTAGCGGATCATTTCAAAATTGCAGAGATGTCCAATTTTGAGAAAAAGAAAAAATTAACCTCATGCTTCCGCAGGATTGCCCCTCTTGGTCTCGCCACTGGAATAGTTACAACCTTCAATATGCGCAGCCTGAGATGGATTATTGAGCAGCGCACTAGCCATCACGCGGAAACAGAAATCCGCATCGCCTTTAATCATGTAGCGGATATTGCTATGACAGAATGGCCATATTTGTTTCAGGACTTCAAAAAATCAATCGTGGAAGGAATTGGCGAATGGCAACCAGAGCACTCAAAGATATAGAGCGCGTAAATCATCCTTCGCATTACGGGGGTGACGTTCCACATGAGACAGTGAAGTGCCTAGAAGCATGGGGTCTTGAAAGTGATGCCCTGCTATGGAACGCGGTCAAATACATTTCAAGGGCCGGGAAGAAAGGCGCGAAGCTAGAAGATTTACAAAAAGCAGCATGGTACTTGAACCGCCGGATTCAATCACTCCAAGTCTCACCGTCAGACAAATGAATAACGGAACGAAACGAGCACCATCTAAATCCGATTACGAACTAGGGCCAGAGATGCCGCACAGCATGGACGCGGAACGCGCATTGCTTGGCGCAATTCTCTTGGATAATAGTTGTTTTACGCAAGCCGAGTTACTACAGCCGAAAGATTTTTACCTCAGCTCACATCAGGTAATTTTCACGCGGATGCTGGAGTTAGTTGAAGATGGCAAGCCGATTGACTTTGTGACACTCACGGAATATTTAGGGATGCACAAACAGGTTGCAATAGTCGGGGGAGTGGCCTATGTAACGAGTTTGACTGATGGATTGCCGCGAGTAAAAAACATAGAACAGTATGTGGGTATCGTAAAAAGCAAGTCGCAATTGCGCAGCCTGATAAATATTTCTAATACTGCAATCCAAGATGCTTACGAGCAATCGCGGCCAGCAGATGAAATAATTTCAGAAGCCGACAGGAAGATTTGTGAGATACAAGGACAAGGAAAATCAGGGCCGCGTCATGCTGTTTTAGTGGTCGAAGAAATAAAGCAGGAATTTACCCGAGTCAGGGCAATTGATCCAAGCAAAACGGCAATAGGTTTATCCACTGGATTAAACGGGTTGGACAAAGAAATTCTTGGCTATCACAAGGGTGAGATGGTTTTAATTGCTGGGGAAACGAGCAGTGGTAAATCCACGCTAATGCGCCAAGCTGTTATGAGTAATGTATTTGCAAGAATACCTACCCTTGTTTACACCTATGAAGTTCGCGGAAGATCATTCCTTACAAATTTAATGAGTCCAGTATCAAGTATCAGTGGAATGAAGTTAAGAGATTTTCGTGAGCTTGACGAGCAGCCGCATATCTTGGGTAAAAAATCTGAGGTGGATATATTTTTCTCACATCTTGCGGAAGTTGGTAAGTGGCCGCTATGGATTGAAGACAATGGTAAAAACAATCACATTGACTATATTGTCTCATCGGCGCGAATGATGATTCGGAAGCATGGCATAGAAAGCGTGTGGCTGGATCAGGCGAGTCTTGCGCGGGGGGATGGCGATACAGAAACGGAACGGTTTGAGGATATCTCAAAGGGCATGGTGGGGCTGGCAATATCCGAAGGTGTGCAGGTAGGAGTTTTGTCGCAATTGTCGCGTGACAAAGATAGGCAATCCCTGAAGAGAGCGCCACGATTGGGTGATGTCAAATGGGCTGGAAGACTTGAAGAGGATTCCGCTACGGAATTATTTGTCTGGAAAGACGAACATGGACAGAGATGGATTATAACGGCAAAACAAAGAAATGGATCAATCGGGAAAATTCCAGTAACGCTAGATACGGCGTTACTCTGGTTTGAGGATGGGCATAAATGAAAATAGGAACCAAAAGCTTTTTGTTTGGAGCGCATCAATTTGCAATACATCCATGGTTTGTAGCCGCTGCATGGTGGAAACTATTTGGATTTCCTTTTGACCCGCGCCTGTGGGTAGCTTTCTTTGTGCATGACATCGGATACATTGGCAAGACAAACATGGACGGCGAAGAAGGGGAAAGGCATCCTTTAGTTGGCGGCAACATAATGAGTAATCTATTTGGGGAAGAATGGGGATGGTTTTGTATTCTTCATTCCAGATTCCTTGCCAAAAAATATTCCAAGAAACCATCTCGCCTTTGTATTGCAGATAAATTGGCTATCTGTCTTCAGCCTGCATGGATGTATCTTCCAGCGGTACGAGCAACCGGAGAAATACATGAATACATGAAGCTATCAAAAGCAAATGGAAATGCTACTGACAACAAATATGCTTGCTCTAGTCTTAATGTTGAATCACAAAAAGAGTGGTATATCAGTATGCAGGCTTATGTTCGTAAATGGGTTGATGAACATAAAGACGGCAAAGAAGATACGTGGACTCCCGCTTCGCGTATGGCTCCAAGCGATGACGGAGTGTGCAAGCAAGGTTAGCAAACAATTCTTGACATCTCCCATTGCAAAATGATAACGTGCTTGAGTGTACAAAAAGTCTTACGGTAAGACTCCAAAACGAAAGGGAGTGAAATAGTTTATGGCAGGCAAAAAAACCAAAAAGAAATCAAGCAAGGCAGATGCAATGCGACGTATGCGAGAGGGCGCACCAGCGGCAGGAGAACCCACGGACGTAGCGGAAACCAAAGCGCAAAAGAAAAAGCGAGAAGCCGCAGAAAAAAAGGAAACACTCAAGGCCGAGAAGAAAGCGGCGAAAGAGGCCGCAGCAAAGCAACGCGAGGAAGATAAGGCGCAAAAGAAACGTGAGCGAGAGGAAAAATCTGCTTCACGTAAGGCCGAGAAAGAAGCCAAGAGACGGCCCAAGACAGGCGCATTGACCATCGAGCAGGTTGGCGCACTGCCAGACGGGAAAATCGTCCAAACTCTCCCAGAACTTTCAGAGGAAGACAAGATTTCTTTGGCCGACAAGGGCGATGCGGAAATCAGGAAACTGGAAGGGCGATTCATTGCAGCGGCAATCATCATTCGGCAGTTCATGGTCTACGAACTGTGGAAGTTGGCCGTGAATCCAGATACAGGAAATCGCGGATTCAAGTCAATCGAGAAATGGGCAGCCAACGCGATGCCGATGTCGCGTTCCGAAAGGTTTAAAGCAATCAAGGTTGCCGAGAATCTTGTGCCGCACATTCCCGAAGAGGACTTGAAAAAAATGTCCTCGCGCAACCTACAACTTTTGGTCAATGTGCCAAAGGCAAAGCTCGGCGATCCTGAAATCATCAGCGCAGCCAAAGGTTCAGAAAAGAAGCTGCGCAAAACCGTAAACAAAAAGGCTCCAGAATCAGGAGTTGAAGAAACACAGCATCTCATGGTTCCTAAATCAATCCGCGAGTTGTGGGATGAGGCAATCGAAGCAATCATGGCTCTGCATGAGCTAACGGACAAGTACGAAGCGATGGAAGGTTTGGCGGTTTACTTCATGCAAGGACATACGGAAAATCCTAACTTCATGGGGATGAGCAATCGTGATGCCTATGCGGCCCTGAAAGACCGGCAAGAAGATGGCGAACCTCACGAGTCGGAACAGGAGTTGCACGTAAACGGGGAGCAAAGCGGAAAATAACGAAATTCGCAGTCGTCCCGCAACGGCTTGCGAACAATAGCGGAGTAGGTCAATTTTCCCAAGAGTTGATTTACTCCGCTGATAATCTTGGGAGAAAAAATGTCCATAAAAATGGATTCACCGCATCGCTATGTTGTAGGTTTTCTATTCTCAGAAGATCGTAAAAAACTGGCACTCATCCGAAAGACTCATCCAGAATGGCAAGCGGGATTGCTGAATGGGCCCGGTGGAAAAGTAGAACCACAAGAGCATGTCACTCGCGCAATGGAGCGAGAATTTTTAGAGGAAACAGGATATCTCAAACCTGATTGCTCTTGGGAATTGTTCTGTGTTCTCTCTGGAAACAATATCCATTACAAAGGTGAGCCGGGGCATGAAGTAGGGGATGACTTCGAGGTTTATTTCTTCTATGCAACCGGAGATGTGCGGCAACTGGAGAGTAAGACCGAAGAAAAAATAGAGGTCATTGATGTTTGCGACTTAGGGCTTGAGCGCACAGTATCCAATCTGCATTGGCTAATCCCAATGGCGCTTTCAATGAATCTCTCGCCGTGCGAAATCTATCGCATAGCAGAATCCTACATTGCGGAGTTTGGCCGATGAGTAGCCAAAAAGTCTCACCGCAAGACTCCTCTCAGGATATTTTTCACAAGGAAACATTAAAAAGAATAGAGGAATCATCTTATCGAGAATTTATTCAATCAAAACAAATATTCCATCCCGATGCTGGCATTGATGTTCCTAAAGCTAAGTTAAGCCGCAAGTTATTTCCATTTCAAAGGGACATAGTGCATTGGGCATTGCGTAAAGGTAGGGCTGCTATATTTGCCGATTGTGGGCTTGGGAAAACTTTGATGCAATTGGAATGGGCAAGGCGTATAGATGGGCCTGTACTTTTCCTTGCGCCGCTAGCGGTTAACGGTCAGACGGTATGGGAAGCACACGACAAGTTGCACATGACGATCGTTAACGCTCGTAAGGAATGCGAGGATTCAAGGGTAATTACCAACTACGAAATGATGCAACACTTCAACCCGCATAAGTACAAGGGTGTAGTTCTGGACGAGAGTTCGATTCTTAAGAATTTTGATGGTAAGTTCAGAAATCAAATCATAGAGTCATTCAGGCCAATACCGTACAAACTTGCATGTACAGCTACTCCTAGCCCGAACGACATTATGGAACTGGGCAATCATTCTGAATTTCTTGGTAACCTTTCGCGTACAGAAATGCTATCAACTTTCTTTGTCCATGATGGCGGGGAAACTTCCAAATGGAGACTCAAAGGGCATGCTCAAAAGGATTTCTGGAAATGGGTTTGCACATGGGCTGTGATGCTGCGCAAGCCTTCCGACTTGGGATATTCGGATGATGGGTTCATTCTGCCAGAATTGCGCATCCATGAGATCGTAGTCGATTGCGACGATAAGGCCGTAATGGAAGACGATACCACGGCACAGGTGACGATGTTTCCCGGTGATGCCAGAACGCTTGGAGAGCGTAGGGCTGCACGTTCTGAGACGGTAGACGAAAGAGCGCAAAAGGTAGCAGAGTTAGGGCGAGAATTTTCAGAAGATCAATTTTTGGTATGGTGCAACCTTAACAAGGAAAGCAATGCTGCCACGAAGCTGCTTGAAGCTACAGAAATAACAGGATCAGATACCGCAGAATTTAAAGAGAGAGAGATTCTGGCATTTGCCAATGGAAAGACAAAAAGGCTAGTGTCTAAGCCATCAATATGTGGACTTGGAATGAATCTGCAATCTTGTCATAGGGTAGCATTTTTAGGGCTATCCGATTCCTATGAATCCTATTATCAGGCGGTGCGCCGTGTCTGGAGATTCGGGCAAAAACATCCCGTGGATTGCTATATCGTTACCTCATCTCTTGAGGGGGAAGTTGTAAAAAATATTAAGCGCAAAGAAGCAGAGGCAAATAAAATGGCAGAGGAAATGGTTGTCAACATGAGCGAGATCAACAAGGCCGACATCCATAGCCAGAAGCGGCAAGGGGATACATATAAAACGTCCCAAGCGTCTGGCAGGGATTGGAATATGTATCTTGGTGATACATGCGAAGTGATTAAAGAATGGGGAGAAAATTCAATCCATTACATAATCAGTAGTTGGCCGTTTGCTTCGCTGTACACCTATTCGGCTTCGGAGAGAGATGCTGGAAATTGCAGGACTCACGCTGAATTTTGGGAACATATGGGTTTCATGATTCCAGAATTGTATCGAGTACTCAAGCCGGGAAGACTAATGTCTATCCACTGCATGAATCTCCCTAAATCAAAAGAGCGAGATGGTGTAATTGGTATTACTGATTTCAGGGGAGATGTAATTCGCGCATGTGAAAGGGCAGGATTTATCTATCATTCTGAAGTTTGTATATGGAAAGACCCTGTTACAGCAATGCAGCGTACAAAGGCTCTTGGTTTGCTCCATAAACAGATCAAGAAAGACTCCTGCATGAGCCGTCAAGGGATACCTGATTATCTTGTGACCATGCGTAAGCCGGGAGAAAATACAGAGCGAGTGGACGGTTGTTTTGAATCCTATATTGGGGAAGACGGTACAGGGCCGAATATAGGGGCAGAGGGCGAGAGATTCAGTATCGAAGTTTGGCAGAGATATTCCAGCCCGATATGGATGGACATTAAGGCGGGAGATACGCTGCAAAAAGAATCAGTGCGAGAGGATGAGGACGAAAGGCATATATGCCCTTTGCAATTGCAGGTAATCGAGCGCGGTATAGAGTTGTGGTCTAACCCCAAAGATGTAATATTTGATCCCTTCACGGGCATCGGGAGTACAGGGTATCAGGCGCTTAAGTCTGGAAGAAAATTTATCGGATGCGAGTTGAAGGAATCGTATTACAAGCAGAGCGTGGCAAACCTGAAGGCGGCAGAGATCGCACAAGAGGGATTATTCAGTGGCGAAGAAATCAGAGAATCAGCCACTACGTAATATAGGGCCAACTGTATTGGTTCCAATGATGTGTTACTGCACATTTAAGCCTCATCCACATTTTCACAAAACAAGCGATATTGAAGCAGAGCCGTGGAATTGGGATAGTACGCATAAGTTTTGGAATGAAAGCGTAAAGGTAAATAAACCCGGAAACGATCCAGCTAAAACCACGCATAGAAAAAATCATAGGGCTACCAAGAAGACATAAAAACTATTGCAATCGGAGTACATTGCCGATACTATTCCAGTAGAGAGTTAACAAAATGACTAGCCCACTATTGGCGATTGATTTGATTTCATTTACTGCTTTCTGCACACCTGAACCTCAGGGCAGTATGAAAGCTTTCATACCAAAGGGATGGAATCGCGCAATAATCACTAGCGACAACAAAGATTTAAAATCATATCGCCAAGAAGTATCAAAGGCGGCACTTGAGCAGAGAGCCAAGATAGGATTTTACGATGTAATGTTTGGCAAGCACTCGCCAGTGACGGCAATTTTTAAATTCTATTTTTCCAAACCTGATTCAGTTTCCAAGAAGAGAACGCAACATGTAGTACGTCCTGATTGCTCGAAGCTCATTCGTGCTACCGAAGACGCTCTAACGGGAATCATTTACACGGATGACGCGCAGATCGTTTCAATCAAGGCAGAAAAGTTTTATGGTTTGCCGGAAAGGGTAGAGGTTACGGTGAGCGGGAAGGTATCGGAAATTCCGCAATCTCTATTTGTGACAAGCGAAGATGATTTTTAGAAATCGCCGATATGGCGGAATTGACATACGCAATGGACTTAAAATCCATCAACCTGTGAGTTCTACTCTCACTATCGGCACCAAGCTTCCTAGGCGGCTAGCACGCGGCTAGATGGCAATTCGTAGGTAGATTACCAAGGCTCCATGATTCTCTAAAGCGGGATGCTATCGCAAGGCATGTGACGCCCAAAGGAATCAGACTTGGAAGGATAAAGCAGACTATCCGAAAAGCTAACTACGTGGACAGCACCACACGGTTATACCAACGGCTTAGAGTGCATAAGGCTTGCACTGACGGGTGGCCACCCTACGTGAAGGCGGTTAGGCAACGTTGTAGGAGAATGATCCTAACCCTAGGAAATTGCAGAAAGATGTGGGACTATAGCTCAATGGTAAGAGCAGCGGACTCATAATCCGTTGGTTCTAGGTTCGATTCCTAGTAGTCCCACCAATGTATAAATGGTTTAATTAAATGCCAATTAACATCCCGATATTTATAAAAGATGTCATGTTGTGGCATAGACAAAATCATCCATTTAACTGCTTTTATTGTGGGGTAGTCCTGAGTACATGGCCCGGAAAGCCGAGGCCAGACTCAATAACGATTGACCATGTAATTCCAATGTGCCATGGTGGAAGAAATTCTCAATGTAACAAAGTTGCTGCATGTAGACATTGCAATGGGTCGAAAGGTAGTTTGACTGTTGATGAGTTTCGCCACAAAGTTAGAGAAAATATTCCTAGGCATCAATCTGGTTTCTTCTGGGCAGAACATCGCTACAGGCTGTTAAATAATTGGCAGAAATCAAAAGTTAGGCGGTTACGTGGAGATAGAAGAGATTAAAAAGCTGGCAATGTGCGATGAACTGTTTGCGCCTGAGTCCATCTCTCTCGAACCCGAAGGAAAAAGTCTTACCGTGAGACTGCCTGAGCAATCCAAGCGATTCAATAGAAAATCATTGATAACTATTCCGGCATTCAATGAAGATTTAGAGTACGAAAAAGAATTCTTGCTGCTATAATTAATTTGCTAATCGAAAGGAAATTGAATGAGAAATAAATCAAAGTATCTGGCAAGTGTTATAGCAATCGTTTTGCTGGTGGGCTGCGCAAAACTTCACCGTGCCCCGAACGCGGACAACACGCCAACTGCTCCGGTAACGCAACTGGAAACCGTGAATTCCGACAACGCACAAATCAGCGTTCACAATCATGCAGTAGCCGAGGCGCTAGTAGCGATTCACCAGAATGGGATGATCGAGAGTGAATACTTCGATAAGCTCTCTGCTGGACAAATCAAGATCACGCGCATCCATGAACAGCTTACCCCACTATTGGCGCAACCTGTAGCGGCCAATGCCTCTCAAATCAAAGGACTCCTGAAAGAGATTAACGACATTGGAGTGCAGATGGTAGCGGATGGTACGGCGGGAGTCAAAGACCCGACATCGCAAAAAAGTATTACAAGTGAGATTCAGTCCATTATCACTCTGGCCAATTCGATTGCTTCTACACTAACTACTACCGGAGTTCTGAAATGAGCAAGGTAGTAGCCTGCAACAAATGCGGCGAGACAGTTCAAGATGATCCTGTCGAGGCACTTGGGGCCATCCATAACAATGCAGATGGCGATTCCAGTAGTTGCGGTGGACAGTTTGTAGAAATGTCGGAAGACGAAGCGGAAACATTGACTGAAAGAAACTTAACGGATATTACTTTTGGAACGAAGGAGAAATAAAATGGCAGCAGTTTTATCCAGCGATACCGCATTAAAACTGGCCGCGTTATTGGCCGCGTTAACGGCAATCGGAGTGGAAGACTTGAACGAGATCCGTTCCATTGACACTCTTGGCCCTGTAGTGGCTGACAATGTGGCAAGCCTACAGGCTACGGCAAAACAGTTTGACGATGCCACGATTCAGGTTCTCAATTCGGAGCGCGTGGCGGCAGGACTTCCGGCACTGTAAAACGTCAATTAAACTTTTCAGGAGAAAGAGGAAATTATGAGTTGGAGTGTTAATGCAACTGGAACACCCGCAGAAGTGCGCGGTCAAATTAGCGAACAATTCAAAGGCCCGCTGGCAGAAAAGCCTGCTGGACTTGCAGATGATGGCGAGCGTGAAACCGTTAAGCGCGTCCATGAAACAATTGAGCAGGTGTTGTCAACCTATGGAGCAGACAACAAAGTGTCTGTGTCGGCTAGTGGGCATATGGGCTTCACGGATTGTAATACTAAAGCCGGAGCTTATCAGAATGTCAACCTCACCATTGCGTCCAAAGCGTAATGCATTCTCTACCCCTCATAGCCGCAATAAGCCTAAGCGGGATCACGGCTGGCAAGGTAGCTGGAATCATTGCCAGCGTGTATACCATTCTGCAAGTGGTTAAGAAAACATTCCCCGCTGTAACTGGTCGCTGGGCATTGGCAATAAACTTGGGGCTGTCGATTGGGGCAGTGGCGATAGTCTTACCGCCAGACAAAATGTTTTCCATGGAATCATTTACTGCTTTGGCTATTGCTGTAATATCGGCAATGGGGAGCGCGGGAATTCACGGAACGGTACAGAACGTGGCACCAGCGGCCCTACAGACGGTATTGGGGCAGGCTCCAGCGGTAGCTTCGGTTTCCCCTCAGAAACAAAAATACGACGTAAGCTGAAAGGATAAAATTGGACGCAGAATACAAAGAGTACCAAGATGCGCTTGCGGGACTAAAGACCGCAACCGATACGGTAAACGCGAAACGTGCAGCAGTGATTACAGCAATCAACAAAAAGGCCCAAGAATTTGGCGCACAGGTAGCATCCGATACAGCAGCAACCCCCCCCCCAGCTTCAACCGCTATTCAAAACCCGTAAAAACTCCTCAGAAACCAATCCCTCAAGGGCTGGATGCAATCATTTCCGGCCCTTTCTTTTTGCTAAAAATAACTGTTGACAATGGTTATCAAAATAACTATATTGTACTCATACCGTAATCAACGGTAACAGGGAGATAAAACGATGGCGAATCAAGAACATTTCTTTATTGATAGGCCCAAGGCTACAGGACAAGTTTCCACAGATGGCTTCGCAACTTACACGTCCGATGAATTTGAGGATTTGAAATGGTCGGCTAAGTTTCCTCTGCCGAAAATTGGGCAGCGCATTTATATCACAATGAATAGCATCGGCTGGGCGACTGTAAAAGGCTTCTTTGAGTCCGGCGGATTCATCGGAGTTATGACCCTTGCGGAGAATCCCCCGCAGTGGCTCAAAACGCAGCGTGAGCGCGAGAGCAAAGAACCCAATTACAAGAATATGCCGCAATGGGTGAGAGACGGTATCGGCTGTGAGTTTGGTATGGAAATTTCCCTCGACGCTCCTATTAAGAATAAGGCGGTATAAGTTCCCATGACTGACACACTCAAAGAAATGATCCATGCTGGCGATTGGCTTGGAATAGCAAAGGCCATCACGTTAGCGCATGTGGACAAGCTCACCATAAAGACATTCTCTGATCTCGATAGGTGGGGAGAACCGAATCGCTACGATCCTCAACCAATCGAAGAAGAGAGCGAAGCGGAAGAGATTGATGATGACGCTCCAAGTAGCGACACGATGAACGGTGCCGAACTAGATTACGCGCATGGAGGTAGACGGTGAAAGCCAAGCTTATCCCGCTGCCGCCGAGAACCGATTGCTATGACGCATGGTTTCAGGAATACCGCGAACGCAGGAAGTACGAAATGGAGTTGGAGGAAAAGGAAAAGACGGCGGCGATTCGCGGGATAGGCAGAGGTTTTCTGATTTTCGCGGGAGTATTCTCGCTTGGGTTTGGAGTGTACTGGTTGGTGAGATTGGGAACGTAAAAATGGAGGATCGGCATGTTTAAAAATAAACACAAATATCAAGTTGTTTTTACAGATGGGAACTCCATCATTGTTTACGGATATGACATTTGGTTATGGGACGACGACGATCAAACCAAGGGAGATATTTGTATATCTGGTTCAAGGAATAACAATGATGTCGCTTGGTTCAGAAAGGAAAACGTAAAATATATCGTTAAAATTTCATGATAAAGTCTCACGGTAATACTATTTGTTTGCCGTAGTTTGATAACCAAGTTAGAATAACTACTATGGCAAACAAGACAGCAGCGGTGACGAAAACTAAGCGCCCCCCCGGACGACCAAAGGAATCCTTTGTAGACAATTCGGCAAAGGCGAAGGCGTTTGGGTTTAAGTTGAAGCGATACAGGGCAGCGAACAGGTTGACTCAGGAACAAATGGGGAAACTCATGAGAATCAATGGAGATGCGATACCGAGCAAGATCGTGATAGCGCGATGGGAAGCCGGGAAACATGCCCCCCAGAAAAGATACGTGGATAGGCTGAATGATTTAATGGCTAAAAATCGGTAACAAATGGACAAGGTAATTATGCTCAAATGGCCGAGATGGATGGGGAAAAGATTCAGTTACATTTATGGATGCAAAAACAAAGCTAAATATGGCCATCTTAAAACGGCCAAAAAAGCAGCCAAGGCAATGGAGCGAAAAGGCGTGGACGGGCTATCAGCCTATAAGTGTAGACATTGCGACGGGTTTCATATTGGGCATTAAAACATAGCGCAATCGCCAGTATTTGACCTGAGAGCTATCGCTGGAAGCAGGGACAAGGGTAAGGTGCCATGGATCAAACCAGAGGCTTAAAACGGGTTGATAACAAGAATTCGGAACATGAAATTGTTTGTAAATACTGCGGAGATGCGCTTGAGTTAGATGGTCATTACCTGTCTAAAATCACAGGACTATACACCTGCCTGTCTAACCCGTCTCGAATTAAAAGCCATATTCCAAATTTTCTATCCAATGATTAGCGCGAGGAAAAACAAGCATGAAATGCTTTAACGGAAAACGTCAAGATGTCCACTTCGAGAAAGTCCAACTCAAGCGGTTAAAGACCAAAACAATTGAGCGCACAGCTACGCTGTTCTTCCGGTTGAAGCTTACTCAAGCCAACATCAAATCCGCGCCTAAGTTTATTCAGGAAGCCTACGCTTCGATCAAGAACGTAGCTGCGTCCATTGAAAAGAGCACATTGCTACAAGAAATCGAAGAGCAGGATATTGACATTTTCTATCTGCCTGAAGATCCGACGGCCAATCTCAGGATTCAATCGGTGGACATTGCCAAGATCGTACTGGAGCGCGGAGAGAATGCGGATATTTTCATGCTGTTCCGTGTGGTAGTTCCGATGGACAAAGTAATTGGGGAGTTCTGTGTCGCGGAATTTGGAACGGATAAATGGCTAGAGTTTTCCGAGACACAAGCAGAATTGTTTGAAGAAGAAAGCGCAGACGGCAAGCCGGAAAAGTCTCGCCGTAAGACTGCCAATGTAAATTAGCCATGATTAAACTTTGTTCCGAATGTGAGAAGCGACCGGCAATCACCATGATTCGCCGCAGACTCGTCAAGCCAAAACGCCATGATCTATGTCAACAGTGCTGGAAATCAGGAAACGACAGCAGAAGAAATGAAACCGAGAACGCCGATACGAAAAATATCCACGAAGAGATTGAAAGAATTATCTGGGAACGGTATCTTGCTACACCACAACAGCACAATTAGGAGAAAGCCATGCAATGCGATGAATGCGGAAAGGAAGTATCTGGCATTGCGGAATACCCCAATGCTTACGGATTCAGATTCTGTAATTCTCTTGACGTGTCAGACGGACAAGAATGCTGCGAAGACAAATTCGGGCGCAAACTTTGGGAAGCAGCGCAAGCCAATAAACAAGCAGAGCACAAAACAGAAAGCAAGACTCCAGAAGCTGGCGCAAGTACGCGAGAGATGGTGGAGGAACTCACAGGAAAAGTCGGTTCCACTCATCTGCGGAATCTGTGACGAAGAAATCAGGACGCGGGAAGAACTGGCAAGCGACCACATAGAGCCGGGACACGGAAAATCGGATGAAATTTCCAATCTTCAGCCAGCGCATAATATTTGTAATCAAATTAAAGGGAGCCAAAGAAATTTCAAGATCGTGCGCGGCGATAGAAACTGGAAATTGATTCATGGGATGTTATGAATACCATAGCAACTACTAGCTTAGAAAGGGCGGCAGTATTTATGCAATCGATGCTGGATAAAATATCGGAACGAATCGAACAGGATAAAGAAATGGTTAGTCTCCACTTTATTTACTGTCCATGCGAACGCTGTGTATTGCAGCGCGAGATAGAGAAAGAGCGCAGGAACAAATAACTTGGCAAAAGTAGATATCACGGTCTGCGATGGTTGCGGAGCTATAAAGAATTTAGTAAACCATTGGTTTTTGATTAGCGTTACCGATGGATTCCTGATTCTTCCATGGAGCGACAAACTGCAAATCAAGGAATACAAGCATGTATGTGGACACCAGTGCGCCCATAAATTGCTGGATGATTTTCTTCAGAGAAAACAGATAAGCTCATGAATCTAGAAAAACAAGTTCGACTGGCAATTGATGACCTTAAGGCTCAAGCCGGATACCCGCCTCACTTCGTAAATGCGCCACACATCCGAGAGATAGGCGACAAACTAGAGAGCGCATTATACGAATACCATTCTGTAAATCTTCGGGATGACGTGATGGCTTTTGCCCATAAAATGTCAGCAGTAATGGATGCGAAAGAAAAAGACAAAGGAAGTCCTGAAATCCTGCCTATCTCCGTACCTCTAATGAAACTGGATTACTACGTAAATAAGCTGAAGGAATTTGGATCATTTAACAATCCAGAAGAGATACGGAAGACGTTAATCCACATCGCAAATTTTGCAATGATTGCAGAGGGAAAGATAAAAACATGAAAATTACAAAAGGATTTATTGTGGCCTGCATGAACTGCCACTCTCAACTTGGTACGGCAGTGGACACTCACGAGGAAGCTGAGAGTTTGGCAAGGATTCACTTTTCAGCGGGAGATAAACCGCATGATGGACATACGATAACAATTACCCCAACAGAACTGGTGCGCAAATAAAATAGAAAGTCTTGCCGTGAAAGTAAGACTAATTTCTCTCAAGCTGATGCACGGTTTCTTGGAAAAGAAGTCGATGCCAGTGCGCCGGAAAGCGGAGAGCCAACATTCGATGATTCGGTATTTCACATCGAAACGACGGCGCGAGAAGCATATCCATCAGAGCTAAAAAAAGTTGTGACCCCATGAGCGCGGCAGAGCGGGGAAAGAAGGAGCGGAAGCATGTTAATTGAAATGTCGGTATTTTTTATCATTTGTGCCGTGATGATCGGCATCGGTTTTTATGAGAAACATAGAGCAATAAAGGGGCAGCGATAGATGAGTTCATTTAAAGAAATGGAAATCAGGGCCACGGTTGCCTTGGATGGAGATACGCGACGCGCCTGCAATAACGAAAACTGCTCTAAGGACTATCAACACGAAGGAAAATGCGATGGCGGTGACCCGATGACTGACTCAGAGCGGAAGCAGGTTTTGAAATCGTTTGCTTGCGGCGTTCGGGGAACGAATTGGACGCGGGTAGTGCATCACATGACGGCTGGCAAGGCCAAGTACTCCTATTGGGTGGATGTTCGTGAGGCTTGGCCAGATGTGAAGTTCACGGATATTACTTGCGCTGTTATTGGCCGCCCGGTGCAAACGGAGAAATTTGAGCACACGGCCAAATATCGAGGCGTGACATTCAAGATCGGCGATGAGGTAGAGGTAAACGGAGAAACAGGCTTTGTGGTTGACAGCAATCCATCGGCTAACTTCGATGTGCTTTTCACGTCCGGCAAATGGCACGGTCAGACAATGAATTGCCACCCATCAGAAATAAAGGCGGTGAAGCCATGACCAAACCAGCGGACTCAGACCAGCTAACAACCGACGCCAGTATCTGGGGACGCATAAAGGCAGGAGCCGTGAGCCTAGCGGAAGATTTTGACGATTACGAATACGATTCGACAGTCGATTGCGATGCATGTCGTGGCACAGGGATAAACATTGAAGGCGATGATTGTGAAGAGTGCGACGGTCTTGGATATTGGGAAATCTGACCACTTAAGGAGTCACAAATGAACCCCAAAAGTCTCACAGTAATACTCCTAAAAAATACGTTAGTACTTGAGTTAACGAAACAATAAAGCTATCATGGAAGCGTCAAAAATAAAACCGGAAGCGCCAATGGCTGAGACTCAAGCAATCATACAAATAAAAAAAGTAGCATTCCCGCGAAAGAAGAAACCACGCGGCAAGGGTAAGCCTTTCGAGAAAGGCAATCCGCATGTAATCCGCAAGGGTGAGAGGAAAAATCCCAAAGGATTAAACCAATGGGGTAACGGAGCTACTTTAATCAGTGAAGCCGCAAGGCAGCATTTACAGCGCAAGGTTCCGAAAGAGATAGCAGAACTTCTGGGATGTAGAGAAGGTATAACCTTTGCCGAAGCCCTCACGATAAGCGCAAGCATTCATGCAATCAATGGAAACATGGTAGCGGTAAAAGAATTGCGCGAGATCACGGAAGGCAAGACGCCGGAAACGATTTACTTATCAGGTGGTAAAGACAAAGATGGCGAGACATTGCCGGTAGCTACAACAGCGACATTGAATGTAGTGTTTGTCGATTCACCCGAGACAAAGTGATTGCCTTATCCTGATATTAAATTCCCCCGCAAGGCACAGATATTATTCAGGCCAGCGCGTTACAAGGTGCTCTACTCGGGACGAGGGGCAGCAAAAAGCTGGTCGGTAGCAAGAGCGTTAATCCTTAAGGCCCATACAACGCAGAGAGATTCAGACGGACTCCCATTCCGCATTCTCTGTGCAAGAGAAATACAGACATCCATTAAAGATTCAGTCCACTCGCTGCTAAAAACGCAGATTGTAAAACTAGGGCTGCAAAACGATTTCAAGATCACGGATACATCCATCGTCAGCCGAAGGACAGGCGCAGAGTTCATCTTTAAAGGACTCCGGACGAATGTAGAAGAAGCTGTCAAGTCCATGGAAGACGTGGACATCTGCTGGATAGAAGAAGCGCAGAGCGTAAGCAAGAAATCATGGGACATCCTTGGGCCATCCATTCGCAAGCCGGGAAGTGAGATTTGGCTCACCTTCAATCCGGATGACGAAAGAGACGATACATACCAAAGGTTCGTAGTTAATCCTCCAGACAATTCCCTAGTAGTGAAAATGTATTGGCATGAAAATCCGTGGTTCACGCCTGAATTGGAATCAGAACGAATGATCCTCAAGCGCAAAGCCGATGCCAACCCAGAACTATTTGCCGATGATTACGCTCATATCTGGGAAGGGGAGCCCAAGAAAGTTTCTGAGGCTGTAATCTTCAAAGGCAGATATGACATTATCTCTTTTGACTGGAAAGAAGTAGTACGCAGGTATGGGCAGGAAGAAACACAAATCAGATGGTTTCATGGCAATGATTTTGGTTTTGCGAACGACCCTAACTATCTGGGCAGAAATTTCATAACGGAAAATATAGATCAAACGACAGGCGAGAAAAAAGAAGAGCTATGGATTCAGGATGAATGTTTTGGCTATGGAACTGAGATTGACAACCTGCCTGATTTGTTTGATGGTAAGGTGCCAAACAAGCGAGGAATAGATACAGCGAGAACGTGGCCAATCAAAGCGGACTGTGCAAGGCCAGAGATAATCAGTTATCTATCGCGTCATGGTTTCAATATATCGGCAGCAGAGAAATGGCCGGGAAGCGTAGAGGATGGAATCGCGCATCTCAGGATGTTCGAGAAAATCCACATCCACAAAGAGAACTGCCCATTGGCCCAAGATCAAGCGCGATTGTATTCATACAAGGTGGACAAAAAAGTAGTGGACAAGGACGGAAGGCCGCAAGTGTTGCCAGTAGTAGTTGACGCGCATAACGATTTTTGGGATCAATGCATTGCAGAGGGTGAATATGTAACAACGGAAGATGGCTACAGGCCGATAGAGAATATTGTTCGGGGAGATAAGGTTTTAACGCACTCTGGATTTAAGAAGGTGATACAGGCCAGAAAAACTTCCGATAGTAAACGTCTATGGGAATTAAAGGCGGGAGAAAGAACACTCAGAGCAACTGCCGATCACAAGATATTTACAGTTAATCGTGGCTTCACTCGACTGGATGAATTAAGATATGAAGATGAGGTATTAACCGAATGTCAGAATGTGTCATCTTCAATGGTAAGGAGTTTCATAAATACAAAGGTCATAAGTACTTTTCCAGAGGGAACAAATTACTGCACAGAGAAGTATGGAAATTCCATTACGGAGAAATACCTAAAGGATTTCACGTTCACCACAAAAACAATTCTCCAAAGAGCACTACCGATATTAACTATCTTGAATGCAAGAACGGATCAACGCATCTCTCTGAACACGTCAAGGAAAGGTTACTCAATCCAAAATTTAGAGCGAGAAATATTGAACATCTTAAAAGAATCAATCCTCTCTCGAAACCTTGGCATTCAAGTGAAGAGGGTAAAAAATTTCATAGAAAAATATCTGCAATGGCCAGAGATAGTTTTATTCCAGTCCCAAAACAATGTCTACAATGCGCCATTGTGTTTACCCCGAACAAGATTGGAAGCACTGATAAATTTTGTTCCAACAAATGTAAGTCCGCTTGGCGTAGAGATTCAGGAATTGACGATATCAAGCGAGTCTGCCCAGAGTGCCGCAAGGAATTCAAGTGCAACAAATATTCCAAAAAAGAAACTTGTTCCCACTCGTGTGCAATGCGTAAGAGACACCGAACTACAAAGCCCCGTGTACGATCTAGCAGTGGAAGATTCACCAGAATTTGTAGTATCGGGGATATTGGTACATAACTGCCGCTACTCGCTAGATGGTTACATACAGCGCAGAGGAGTAGATGCAATTTGGGCGAAGCTGGGGCAGTAGTATGTTAAAATGATAACCATGGATAAAACAACTCAAGATGTCTTCCGCGAAAGAGCATTACTGTCTGCCGATTTAGCCGCAAGACTTTATGACTCCGATCCTAGCGATAGATTGGAAATGCTTCCGATACTCAATTCTTCCGAGTTAGAACAGCTTGAGCACTTAGGCAAAGGAGCGGTATGGGATGGATACTTGATCTCAAAGACTGCAAGAACGAATCTTTGTTCAATTGGTTTAGCATCAAGATGGAACGGCATGAATTTCATCACCCAAGCTGGAATGGCCGTACTGGATACCTTAAAGAGTATTGTAATCAGAGATAAATCCAAATGAGTCAAGCTAAAGGTTATACATACTTCGGTGCAGAGAGAAGACCGATTGCCAAGTCTCCTAAAGCAAAACTATCTTTCACTGAAAGAGTGCGTGAGATTGTAGCGGAGATAATGCTTGTGGACACCGAAGAGGTAACAGACTCCTACCCAATCAAAAAAGAAACTGAATTGATGCCTAACGGATTAACTGATTAATAGATATCTCAGTAGCTCTTGAGCGCGAGTACGAGTTAGGCGAAGTGTTCACATCAGAAAATGAGCATGTGTTTGAAAGTTTTGGGACACTGCTGGAATTCGTGAAGGGGAAAATAAACTAAATGAAAGGCACTGATTTAACTCAGGAGCAGATTAACGCAGCCGAAAGATTTATTCTTGCTAGACGCGCCAAAGGTAACACGCAGCATCCATCTCAAGATGAACCTGTATCCCAAAAATGGGGAGATTTTATTCGTCTAGTTGCATGGTATGGAGCTATCAGGTACAAAGCAGGGAGCGAAGGTCTAAGCAGTCTGGAAAATCCCGGCGATCCTACTGCGCTGTAATAACCTATGCAATCCATCGCCATTACTGTAAAGTAAGAAAGTCTCACGGTAAGACAAAATGGCGACGAAGAAATCAAAAAAATCTGTTCCCGCAAAATCAAATGATTCTCAAGAGTTATTTGATTCCTTTCGCAACTTTGCCGCTGGTATAGGCTACGGCACAAACAATATATCTTCAGGTGGAACGTATGGATACAACCCGATAACTCAGTACCGTCCGTTGCTGGAATGGATGCACAGAGGACAGGGGTTGTGCGGAACGATTGTTGATTGCGTGGCCGATGACATGACAAGGGCCGGAATAGATATCAAAGGCGAGATGAAGCCTGAGGATATTGAGCAGGTAAACGAATCAGCAGTAACGCTTGGAATATGGAATAGCACAAACGAAGTAATTAAGTGGTCAAGGCTTTACGGTGGAAGTATTGGAGTGATCCTGATTGATGGTCAGGACTTATCAACTCCATTCCGAATTGAAACTGTGGGCAAAGGACAGTTCAAGGGAATACTCCCGTTAGATCGTTGGATGGTTACCCCAAGCGTAGAAGACACAATAAAAGAATTTGGGCCTAATTATGGCCTACCAAAATTCTACAGTGTAGTAGCGACCGCCCCAGCGTTGATTGGAATGCGAATCCATCATTCACGCTGTATGAGGCTAGGTGGAATAAAACTTCCGTGGTGGCAAGCGATAACTCTTCAATTTTGGGGTGAGAGCATTTACGAGAGGATATGGGACATTCTGTTAGCTCTCAACTCTTCAACTCAGGGCATAGCGCAGTTGATGTACAAGCTGCACCTGAGAACGTATTCCGTTGAAGGTTTAAGAAATTTGGTATCTTCTGGTGGGCCGGGACTCGCGGGTCTAATGGCGCAAGTAAACTTCATGCGCTCTACTCAGTCGAATGAAGGCATGACGCTACTTGACTCCAAAGACAAGATGGAAAATTTTCAGAATAATTCAGTGAGCGGGGCAAGCGATGTACTGATTCACTTCATGGAACAAATCAGCGGAGCGGTACAGATTCCACTTGTAAGACTTTTGGGGCAGAGTCCAGCAGGATTGAATGCTACAGGCGAAGCGGATTTAAGAACGTACTATGACGAAATAGCGCGTCAACAGAAATCAACTCTTACTGTTCCGATTACCACGGTGTACCGCTGTATCGTACAGAGTTTGGGAATGGAATGGCCAGATGGTACGACAATAGGATTCAAACCTCTATGGCAATTGGATTCTACGCAGAAAGCGGATGTAGCGACAAAAATAACTGACAATGTAACCAAGTTAACCGAAGCTGGAATATTTTCAAATCAGACAGCGCTGAAAGAGCTTAAGCAATCGAGCGAAGAAACAGGATTCGGTAGCAATATCTCAGACGAAGATATAAATAATGCGGAATCCGAGCCAGCGCCATTACCGGAATTGGAAGAGGTTGCGGAGATCAAGGCAGGCGCGGAAGAAAACAAGCAGGATTAAAGTCTTACCGCGAGACTGTGAATAGGTTATAATGATAACCATGGGTAAAATTAAAAGAATAATTATAAACATACTAGAAATTGGATTTCCATTTATTTTTTGTTATTTGGCTAATGATCTTGCAATAAAAGGTAAAATCCTAACTTCTCTTGTTCTTATGTCTATAGCTACGGCTCTAATGGTTGGAGCGATGGCTAGTATATTTAGGCTTAAGGTTTCCAGAAATGTGTTTACTCCAGAAAAAGAAAAGGATTTCAAGGGAGATTATTACCCCACTTTAGTTCGCATCTTATGGTCTCGTCTTGCTGTTAACAATATAGATGGAGCAAGGTCAATCATTTATAGTTCGCTACGCGAAGAAGTAAAATGTAGAACCTGCCGAAAGGATATAACATTTAAGGGAGATGAATTCTTTGACCTGCAAAGCGAACAATGGGAACACGTTTCAGGAATAAAGGATCATCGCGCACTTCCAGAAGGATTTGAGTTTAAGAGAATACAGGCATTTCACAAAGATTATTTACTAGAAAAACTAAACGAGATGAAGCAAGTTATTGCGAAAGGCAACAAAAAGGAAACGCAACAATTCTTGGAAGACTTCAGTGATGCCATAGAAAGATAATCCATGAAATCAATCACCATCACATACGACGAAACAAACTCTAGTTTAAATCTCAACACTGCGGGATTCACGGATGCTGAGACGCTGGTAATCTTGCGTGAGGCTGAAGGTAAAGTACGCGACAAAGTGATTGAGGATTTAAAGAAAAAGAACACTGGCATCTTGCTACCGCATTTGATGCGACCGAGTGGAGCGTAATCAATGGCCACGGAAGCGCAGGCACTAATCGAATATCCTACAGTGCGCGAAGCGCTGGCTAAAAAGTTCTCTCATCCCCACTACATCACATTGTTTGAAGTTAGAGATTCTACAGGATTCGATTCAACTCGCTCTGCCGATGCTATGTCGATTGCTCTTTATGGAACCAAAGGTAGAGAGATAAACGGATTTGAAATTAAACATTCACGTTCTGATTGGTTGAGAGAATTAAAAAATCCTGCAAAGGCGGAAGATATAGGTAAGTTCTGTGATTGGTTTTACCTTGTTACCCCTGATGAATCAGTAGCCCGGATAGATGAGTTGCCTATCCCTTGGGGATGGATGGTGCTCAAGCGTGAGCGGTTTAAAGTTGTAAAGAAACCAGAGAGAATGAAACCTCTTGCTTTAGATCGTCCCATGTTGTGTTCTCTGCTTTATTCTGTTCGCCAACAATGCCTTTCTGAAATTGAACAGCAAATAAAATCAGCGGTCGAACAGAGAATGAATAATGAAGCTAATGGCCTAAAATATCAGGCGCAAGAGTGGGAAAGAAAATACCATGAATCAATAAAATCAATTAGACAATTTGAGGATGCCAGCGGAGTATCTATCCAGAACGGATGGGGCAACAATGCGAATATTGGTGCAGCAGTAAGACGTGTCTTAAAAGATGGAGATAAACTTATAGAGTACAAGCGTGATCTTGAATGGATTTGTAATAGAGCCAAGACTGTGGCCAGCAATGTAGAGCGCGAACTGACAGAATTAGAAAAAGAAAATAATGCCCACACCCCGAGAAATTCGTAATCTCACCCGCCAAAGATTCAACCGTTCCCGCATTGCACAAATCAGCTATGAGAGGCAGCTAGCCAAGGTAGGACATGCTATAGGCTCATTGACCAAAGGAATGGCACCAGAGGGCGTTATACGCGATTGGCAGGCATTACAGCGCATACTCACGCAGTACTCTAGCATCTTGGAACCATGGGCGAAGTCGATAGTTGAGAGGATGACGGCGGAAGTCTCACAGCGAGACATTCGGGCATGGGCTGAATTGGCAAGATCAATCGGGCAATCGCTAAAAAAAGAAATACTCAGTGCTCCAACTGGAATAGCGTTACGTGCTCAAATGCAGGAGCAGATAAAATCCATAACCAGTTTGCCGATTGAAGCCGCGCAGAGATTGAATGAATTAACGCTGCGTGGAATTACCGAAGGAACACGCACACCTGAGATTGTAGAAGCGATAATGAATCAGGGGCATGTGAGTATCAGCAGAGCAAAAATGATTGCACGAACGCAGGTTGCGACCACGGCAAGCAAGCTAACAGAAGTGAGAGCGGTGCATATTGGGAGTCCCGGATACATATTTAGGACATCACAAGATAGCGATGTTCGTCCGTACCATCGTAAACTTGAAGGTAAATTTATCGAATGGGACAACCCCCCGATTGTCGATAAGAACGGCAGACGTGCTCACGCTGGGCAAGACTTCCAATGTCGGTGCTATCAAGAAGTAATCGTACCTGATTAAGTTAGCAAGTAACTACTAATAAAAATAGTTTGCAGAAATTACTTTGCATGGTGTTATATTCCCTATTGACAACTAGAGGGAGAGAGGCACATGAAAAAAGTAATTAGCTTGCTGATGATTTACGCAGCTCTTGCATTTTTAAATCCTGTACCAGTTCAAGCTCAGTTCCAAGTCCCTCCCACGACAACTATTTCACGCGGCGCAGTAGCAAACCTTGTTGCCACTTGCACGACCACGGCCTGTCCTACCTATGTTCTTGGTGGAAGTACTTGCACAACCACAGTGCAAGTAGGTGGAACAAATACAGCCGCAGTTATCACGGTAAAAATTTCCTATGATGGTGGAACCACGTACAACACCATCACCCCCGTAGTTGTTGGATTGTCCACAAATGGAACAGTTACATCGTCCATTATTCAAGTCAAAGGTGTTTACTCAATGACTTTATTGATGGCGAATCGGGTAAGGTTCGAGGTAGGAACACTTACCGGAACCAATGTAACCATTGCGCCAATCTTCAGCAGCGCATGTACTTCGCAGGCTCTGTAAAGCTGAAAAAAGTCTTACGGTAAGACAATGTGGACACTTTCTACACTATCGAGAAACTCGGAAACAAGCAGAGGCTCACGCCTGAAGGGTTTCTGCTTTGTGAAGATGTCCCCATTGCAAGAACTGGTACGCAGCTTTATTCAGCGCGTGAAGTGCCAGAGCTTGAAGCGGGAAACGATGGAACGATTGTCATGGAGCGGCACGAAGAAGATGTGTTCCGGCCAGAGACAATTGCAAGCGTTAACGGTAAAACAATTACGGTTGACCATCCGAATGATTTAGTAAGGCCGCATAGTTTCAGGGATTTGGTTGTAGGTGTAGCGCTAAATGCAAGGCGTGGAATTGGAATAGAAAACGATTTATTGCTTGCTGATTTACTGATTGCGGATCACGATGCAATTGAGCAAGTAAGAAACACGCGAGGGCAGGAAGTAAGTGCAGGCTACAACTACAACGGGGTACAGATTGCAAAGGGCAGGGGAAAGCAAACCGATATATGGATTAACCATATAGCACTAGTAGATAGCGCGAGATGTGGAAGTAGATGCAGTATTGGTGACGAAGAAACAAAAGAGGAGAAACCAAAAATGACCATCAAGGAAATAGCTAAGAAATTAAAAGATGCGTGGGCAAGTAAAGACTGCGCAGCCTTCGATGGAGCGGTTGCCTCTTTGAAGGACGAAGCTGGAACTGAAGTACATCTCCATACTGGCGAGGGTGGACGCAGCGCATATGACGACGACACTTTAAAGGGTTTATTTGAAGAGAACGAAAAGAAACATGCCGCGATGGATGAGCGCATGACGGCCTGTGAAGGCGCGATGAAGGCTGGCGATGCGAAGATGAAAGACGCGGAAGAGAAAGAGAAAAAAGAAAAAGAAGAGCAAGCGGCCAAAGATGCCGAGAAAGAAAAAGAAGAAAACGCAATCAAGGACGCATTGGCCGATGAAGCCCCAGCGGGTGAAGAAGAAAAGGCCAAGACTGCTACGGACAGTAGCTACTTGGTAGAAAGTTTCCAGACTACAAAATCCAAAGCAGAGATCATTGCGCCGGGAATCCATCTGCCAGCGTTCGACAAAAAGGCAGCGGCAAAAGATTCATACGTAGCAATTTGTGGATTACGTCGCAAGGCAATCCAGATGGCCGCGAGAGATGCTGAGATGCTGACAATGATTTTCAGTCTGACAGGTAAAAAGGCATTCGATGCGAACGGCGTAAACGATTGGCATTGCAGCCGCGTCAAGACGTTGTTTGACTCCCTTTCGGAAATGAAGAGACTGGCGAACAACGCAAAGGCCAACGAAAATAAATCGGACACTGCCGCATTACTGCAAACCGATGGTGAGCCAATGAGCGCAGAGGTTTTCAAGAACAAGCGCGAAAAGGCCCGTAAAGATCGCGGCCAGAACATAAACTAAGTTTTTAAATATTTCAGGAGGAACCACAATGGGAGCAGCATTTACATTCAGGGCAGGAGCGGGATTTCCCGGTGAAGTAACTCGCCAAGAGAATAGTATCATTGAGCCTTGTGTGCTTAATGCCGCAACGCCTCCGCTGTTTTATGGAACCCCATTGATTGCTGACGCTTCGACTGGGCTACTGCGACCGTTCGCGGCGGGTGACACGGCGCTTGCAAACTTCTATGGAATTCTTGTTCGCACGTTTCCAAGTTCTCAGGCATCAGCTACAAACTTTGGAAACACACCACTTGGTGGTGCAGGAGTGCCACCAACCTCAGGGCCAGCGGGATTACTGGTAAGCGGATACATTGCTGTACAGGTTCCAGTAGGAGCAACCGCTGCTCTCAAGAATGGTGCTGTATTTGTCTGGTGCGCGGCTTCAACCGGAGCACACATTCAAGGCGGATTTGAAACGGCGGCCAGTGGCGGTAACACGGCAGCCATCACAGGGAGCGGAGTTACCACACACTTCAACGGGCCACAGGACGCTAACGGAGTTATTGAGTTAGTATTTAATATCTAAGTTTTGTAAGACTGAAATTTTTTCCGACAGGGAGTAGCTTGAAAATATAGCTACACCTAATTTTAGGAGGAAAGCGCAAATGTTGACTTACGACCAAAAGGCATTCGACGGTAACGGAACCTGCTTGGGAAAGAAACTAGGCGGAACGTATACCAAGGATGGAAAGTCCTACGATAACACTGGCGCTTTCCTTGAGAATGAACTATCGCGCATTGACCCAAAGATGCACATGCCGCTTATTGATATCCAGTACGACCGGGATATTGATATTCGTACAGATGTCACGATGGCCGATGAGTTTTCTAGCTTCACGGTATCGACATTCGGCGGGGCAGGTGGATTGGGAACTGGTAACTCGATTACCAATGGCAAGCATTGGATCGGGCGAAATTCCACTGCAATTTCTGGCGTGTCGGTAGACATCGGCTTACTCACTAAGCCTTTGCGTCCATGGGCCATTGAATTGGCATTCGATATTTTCCAGATTGAATCCAGCGCGAAACTTGGCAGGCCGATTGACCAGCAGAAGTTTTATGCCATGCAGCGCATGCACGAAATGGAAGCTGATGAGCAGGCTTACATTGGTGACGTACCGAACGGTGATACAGGGCTAATCAATAGCGCCTCAGTGACTCCGGTAAACGTAGCTGTCGGAAACGCAGGCAGCACGACATGGGCGCTGAAAACACCTTCTGAAATTCTGGCAGATGTGAATACAGCAGCTTATGCAACATGGGCTGCCAGCGCGTTTGCTGTTATGCCGGAAAAGCTTTTGCTTCCCCCTGCTCAGTATGGAGCTATCAGCACGGCAATCGTTTCTGCTGCCGGTAATCAATCGGTAATGAAGTATTTGCAGGAAAACTGGATCGGTATGGCTAAACAGGGAACGAAGCTGGACATTCAGCCGGTGAAATGGTTGCAAGGTGCAGGCGTAGGCGGTACTCTGGGAACGGCGGGAATTGATCGCATGGTGATGTATACGAAGCGTGAAGAGTTTGTGCGTTTCCCGTATGTTCCCATGGCGCGTACTCCAGTAGAGTTCCGTGGACTATTCCACATCTCAAATTACTACGGGAAAATGGGAGTAGTTGAAGTCGTATATCCTCAAACATTAGGGTATTTCGACGCAATCTAAATTGTCTTACAGTAAGACTAAAGGAATAAAAAATGGCGCAGACTGAAAAATGGTTCTTCCCGACAGTGGTACATCTCAGGCTCAGAGATCAATCGTTATTGAAGTTTGCGCCGGGGCCGCGAGATGTTCCGGCTGATCTCCAAGAAGCGGAAAAGGCAATTTTGATGCGTCATGGTGCCAAGCCAATAGAGCTTAAAGAGGCCGCTGTTGGCACACAATCGGCTTCTGGCGAAGCGCAAGGTGCTGAAGGCAATACGAGCACCAAGGATTCATCCGAAGGCGCAAACAAGGAATCAGTAGACACAAAAAAAGTTATCAAGAAATAAAACAAGGGAGGTATAGTTTATGTCTTCTGTACCCCTACCTGTCCCAAGTACATTTCGCTCTGACTTCCCCGAATTTTCAAACATTACAACCTATCCCGATAGCCTGATTAACTTCTGGCTGGGGATAGGTGTTTTGCGTTTGAATGCCGGAAGATGGGGAACGCTACTAAATCAGGGGTTGGAATTATTCACAGCGCATTTTATTTCCATGAGTGCGTTAAATCAGTTGACAGTAACCGCTGGTGGAATACCGGGAATGCAGCGCGGGGTAATCAACAGTGAGCAAGCGGAAATCTCGGTTGGTTATGATACGGCTGCTGCTACGCTTGAAGGAATGGGGCATTGGAACCTGACTACTTACGGAACGCAGTTTCAGGAACTGGCTAACTTAATGGGAATGGGGCCGATACAAGTTAGTCCTAATTGGTGGCAGAACAATGGAATACAGGTCAATGCTTTAGGATGGCCATGGTTCCCTTGTTAGGGTAGAATGATAACTAATGAATCCACAAGTTAACATTAATATAAACATCACGGTCGATAACCTAAAGCAGTTTGGTGCAGCCCTAGAAGTACTTAAGCGCAAGCAAGTACTGGCAGGAGTACCAGAGGCTAAGGCGCGGAGAAAAGGTGGGCCAATAAACAATGCAACACTAGCCAGAATCCATGACAAAGGAAGTCCTAGTCAGAACATTCCAGCGCGTCCAATAATGGAACCCGGAATAGCATCGGTAGGAATACAGATCGAACGTAAATTATTGGGAGTAGGGCAGGCAGTATTAGAAGGCGATGCGATTAAGACAGAACAGGGATTACAGGCAGTTGGATTAATAGCTCAGAATGGATTAAGGACTAGAGTCAACTCGAACATTCAACCGCCATTAAAGCCAGCAACACTAGCGGCCAGAAGACGCAAGGGAAGAACGGGAACTAGAACCTTGGTATCCGGGGGAGAGTTGAGAAACGCTTTTACTTATGTGGTGAAGGACAAATGATAGGATTCAAGCCAAATCAAATAAATAGAACTTCAATCAATAATTGCCAAGGCCAAAAAGTTGCCTACTTGTGTTCAGAAAACGGGAAGCAGGTGCTGTGCAACACTGAAGGGCAAAAGATAGCAGTAATAACAAAATGGAAAACTCAAATCGCCTCAAGAACGGGAGCATGTGGCGGAACGATGATATACCCTTAAAAAATGCCCCCCCTACTCAATCCCGGCATAACAGTCCTAAGTAATCCTTTGCTACTCGATACATTTAATGTCATACGCAGAATTGAAACCATAAACAATTCAGGTGAATCAGTGCTTGGGGTATCCGCATCTGCTGGAGTCTATGGAGTAGTTAAGTCTATAGGCGATAGGTTAGATCGCAGAGCAGACGAAGATAGCGACAAGAAAGACTTGCGCATATTTACTAAGTTTGCGCTTCGTGGAGCAACTAGAGATGGCATACCTACCAACTGGAAACCTGATTTAATTTTCTGGCATGGGAACAATTTCATTGTCGAAAATGTAAGAGATTGGGGAGCCTACGGAATAGGATACGTAGCAGCGGAATGCAATTCATTTGAAATGATATCATCCCCGCCTCAGGTAAATTCAGGGTTAGGAAATTCAGGAACATTGTCTCCATTCGTTCCCCCTGTAAATCCAATCACAAGCAGAATACAGGCATTTATTCCTACAGTAATTTCCAGTACTCAGGCAACTATGCAGGTTACGGTGCCGAGTGCGGTAAACATGGTTCTATTTAGGAATTCGTTGGTTCAAATAGCACCCGATCAATTCAGTCTTTCAATCGTTAATGGGGTACAAACTATTACCTTCGTGACTCCGCTAGAGGTAGGTGATAGTCTTGTTTTCTACGCATGAAAATATTCCTTAAAAGTCTTACTGTCATACTGCTAAGTGCTTTAGCTTTGGGGCAAAACCTTCCCAATATTTCCACGCAGACCAAAGGGCAATTACCAACAAATAGACTAAGTGCGCAAGGCGTAGCAGGGATGTGCCTAGAGACTGATGGACTTGGGGGAGTAGTTTTACAAACATGCTCATCAGGCGGTGGAAGTGGAACTGTAACAAGTTTCGGGGCAGGAACACTATCGCCTATATTTACTACATCGGTAACAAATTCAACGACTGCCCCATCACTCGCATTTATTCTCACGAATGCCACGGCTCATAGTTTCCTAGGAAACAATACGGGAATCATCGGAGCACCAGGATACGTAAGTATAACTGCTGCTGATTTGCCGGGAGTATTTCCGCAATCCGCATCGGCTGTACTGCATCAGTGGGTGAATAGCTACAATGCAACGACTGGATTATTTTCTCTAGGTCAGCCTACCTATACAGACCTAAGCGGATTGCCTACATTGGCCGCGAACACTACGAGCACGGCGCATCAATTCTTTAATGCCTACAATTCTTCTACTGGGGAATTCGGTAAAGCGCAACCCGATTATAGTGATCTAACGGGAACTCCGGTACTCGCTTCTAGCCTGACAAACGTAACCCATAAATGGCTTAATAGTTACAATGCTACAACTGGATTGTTTACTCAGACTCAGCCGGATTATTCCGACTTAACTGGAACACCAACTTTACCAGCGAATACTTCGGCAGTAAGTCATCAGTTTTTTACCGCATACAATTCAAGTACAGGATTATTTTCGGCAGCGCAACCGACAACGGCAGACTTGAGTGATTTTCCTTCACAGGCTACGCACTCAGGGCAATTTCTGTCTACCAATGGAACGGTATTAAGTTGGTCATCCCCAGCAGGTGCAGGAACGGTAACTACTTTCAGCAGCGGAAATTTATCGCCATTATTTACTACTTCTGTAGCTACAGCGACGACGACACCAGCACAGACATTTAGTTTATCCACGGCAGCAGCGCATACATTCTTTGGAAACAATGCGGCTAGTACGGCTGCACCCGCTTATGAAGCAATAGGCAATGGTGATCTTCCAGGAGCAGGAGCAGTTACTTTAAATACTACTTCACCCATTACAGGTGGAGGCTCTGTATCTCTTGGCAATTCACTTACATTTGCTTGCGCATCATGTCTTACCAGCGTGACAGCGCATAATTTATTGAGTGCAACGCACGGCGATACTACGGCTCACGCAGTCTTACGGGGAGACTTAATTGCTGGAATAGGAGCTGTACCAACATGGACAGCAGTAGCCAAAGGTTCTACTAATACATACCCCAAATGGAACGCAAGCGGCGATGTAATAGCGTCTACTAATCCAGCCTCAGGGACAGGATCATGCTCTGCCAATCAATTTGAAACATCTAGTAATGCTGATGCTGCCCCTACTTGTGCGCAACCCGCTTACTCTGGAATAACAGGGACTCCGGCCGTACCAACTGGTACAGGATTCTCACATATAACTTCTGGAGCATTGGACTCAGCCTCAAAGTTAATAAACCTTACGGCATCGACTGATGTAGCGGCCAATCAAGGTACAACGACTACACTCCTGCATGGCAATGCAGCGGGGCAAGCATCATTTTCTGGAGTTAGTCTAGCCAATGACGCTACTGCAAATCAGGGAACCACGACCACGCTTTTGCATGGAAATGCTGCTGGCCAACCTAGCTTTGCTTCTGTCGTATCAGGTGATTTAAATATCACAACTTCCACATGTACAAACCAATTTGTTACCGCTATATCGTCAGGGGGAGTAGGAACCTGCACAACCGATACATTGGCATCGGCACAACATGCGAACCAAGGCACTACCACAACTGTATTACACGGTAACGCTGCTGGTAATCCGGCATTTAGCGCGGTAACGTCTGCTGACACTACAGGGACGTTCCCAGCCACTGCCCACAACTTACTATCGGCAACCCACGGCGATAGCACCACGGGCACTGTAGCGCGAGGGGATGTCATTACAGGGCAAGGTGCAAGTCCCACATGGACTAGACTGGCCAAAGGTGCCGCTGGTAACTGTTTACAGATGGATGGCACGGCAACAGATATTATTTGGGGGTCATGCGCAGCCGGTGGAAGCGGGATAACTTCGCTGAATGGATTGACTCCAAGCACCCAAACATTTGCCACGGGAACAAGCGGAACTGATTTTAATATTTCTTCTGCAACCTCTACTCACACATTCAATATTCCCGATGCCAGCGCAACAGCCAGAGGGCTAGTTACTACAGGGACGCAGACTTTAGCAGGGCAAAAAACTCTAACTGATTTACTGACAGTTGATACAGCAACCACGGCCAACGCTAGCATCAATGTTCCTTCTGGAACGGCACCTACTACCCCTAATGCAGGAGATATTTGGCGCGATACCAACGGTTTCAACATGATCGAAAGTACTACTGATAATGGATCAGTAGATGTGCGCAGCGATCAAGCGGGAAGCGTAGGGCCATCGAGCACGGTTAGGTATACAGCGGATTCCAATGTTGCCAAGGTAAGCGAAAACGGGGGAGCACTACAGGAAGTAGTTCAACTTACCAAAACCCAGACAATACAAAATAAAATCCTTGATACTACGGATACTGGAATATGGCAGTTTCTTGGTACTGCTTCTAGCACTACTTCAACCATTTCGGTTGTTCCAACAGTAGCAAGGAAACACTATTACGTAAGATTGATAATTGCTGGATACAGCGGTGGAGGTGGAATAGCAAGAGCGCAATTTGGCAACAGTAGCACTCCTGACACAGGAAACAATTACGCTTTCGGTGGATTTAATATCGCTAGTGGTACTTCATCTGCCCCTACGGTAAGCGGTGTTGGCTCTGCATCAACAGCACAAAGTGGTGTTCCGGTATCTGGTAGTGCAACAACAGGTGGAAGATTCGTTCAACTCAATATCAGTAATTCTGGGGCAAGAATTAAATATCTTACTATTGAAACTTCAGGAGTTGGTGCTAGCGCAGCCGTTACTCCCAATCTTGCCCATATAGCAGGAACATGGAATAACACTACCAACGGGATCGGAGTAATTCAATTCCAAGCCTGCACAACTATAAACGGATCATGCACTACGGTTAACTTTACTACTGGAACAACTTTGACAGTATGGGGAAGAGATGATAACTAAAAAAGGAGAACAGATATGGCTATAGAAGTGGCCAATGCCAGCCTCAATGTATCCAGTACTGGAAGTGATGCGGAAGGGTTTTCGTGCAGGATAATAGGAGATGATACTTCCACATCTTTTGTTATCAATGTTTCCAAGACACCATTTGATTGCAAGTTAAATGTAATCCCTAGTTCGGTCGATTTAGTGCTTGATGGAATAGAGGGGCTGCCTAGCGTTACCGGAGTAATCAGCACAAATGGAGATGGAGATACAATAATCACATGTACGCTGTCAGGCTCCCTTGCTTCTATTTCAGGGCACCTAGAAACTGCGCCTGCTACATATATGGTTGGCACGTTTATTTACAATGAATAGATTGCTCAATGCTTTATTGCTGGTAATCGTTTTATGGTTGCCAGCATCTTGTTTTGCGCAATGGACAGAAGTACAAAAGAACTGGAATAGCACGGCAGGAGCATCGCCAGCTACGACCACTGTAAGCCTACCCTCAGTAGCGGCGAACCATGTTGTAATGGCCAGTGTAATGTATCTCGGCACTGCCACGGGTTTCACTATGGCAATGACAGATGGTAACGGCCATAGTTTTACGCAGACTCCTGCTTCGCCATGTATTTCAAGCAGCGGCCAAAAAGTATGGATGTTTTATTTTTTAAATACTCCTGCTGCATCCATGACGATAACCGCTACCCCTTCAGTCGCTCATGGCATTTCAGTTCACGCAGTAGAGTTTGCCCCTGTTACGGGAAGAGCGACATTTGATAATGACGCATGCGCTAATCCTTCAAGTGGTACAACTCCGATTAATAGTCCAAGCCTGACTCCAATAAGGTCAGGACTTTTATATGCTGGTGCGATTCCCGATCCAACTACAGGGACAGGGCAAATATCAGGAGTAGGGGCGGGATGGACGGAAGCCAGCCGAGGGGTAATAGCCTCAGACAATAACAATTCGAGCGATGAATACCAGTTTTCCGCTACAGCATCGACAGCAGTTAATTGGACTGTAACCACATCTGGGAATAGCGGATGGAATTCAATGCTTGTATCTATGACTTCTGTACAAATTCCTAGCATAGTAACCAAAGGCAATGTAAAGTTAAAAGGTAACGTGAAAATTAAATAAGTCTCACCGTCATACTTTTTATGAACACATCGGCAACGGGCGGTTACCTAGCACCATCGGCAAGCAACGCTAAAGAGGATGAAGTTCTACGTGTGTTCTTTCAGCAGATGGTATCGGGAATAACCGGGATAGATGGAACGATGGTTCGTCCGAGATGGCAAGCCGAACCGCCAAATATGCCGTCATTTGGAACCGATTGGGCTGCAATAGGTGTGATGAAAAGAGTACGAGATGTGAACGCCTATGTGGCGCACAAAAGCGTGAGCGATGTAAATGGAAACAACATAGGAACTGATTTCGTTTTCAGGAATGAAGTAATGGATGTACTCTGCTCGTTCTATGGCCCTAACTGTGAAGCTAAGTCGGAATTACTGGCTATGGGATTGGAAGTAGACCAAAACCGCGAAGTAATGCAGTTAGCTGGATTCGGATTGGTATGTGTGGAAGATGCGGTAATGATGGCTGATTTATTTAATGAAAGATGGGTAACAAGAATCGATCTTCCATTCCAGATGCGCCGAGCGCAGTTGTATCAATACCCTGTACTTGATCTAATAGCAGCGCAAGGAACAATTGTTGAAGGAACTCAGGGTGTGAGTGATACAATCACGGTGACGCAGCAGCCATCATTCGGATTTAATTTAACTAGCGCGAACATGCAGGGATTTGGTACAGGAAATTGGGTGCCATGAATAAATCGAAGCTAAATAAATTCGTTTACATTTTACTTCGAGAGCGCCTAACCTTTGGTGATATGGACGCCATAATTACAGAAGTAGAACAAGAAGGAAATGGATGGCAAATTCCATTGGTTCATTCGTATGCCGAAGAAATTGTAAATCGTCTTACAGCCTCAGGATTGAAGTGCCACGACAATATGTGCAACACTCAAGATGATGACGTAAGGATGGTTTCTGTTCCGGTTGATTCTGGAAATGAAAATATAAGTTTACCGATGTGCGCAGATTGTCGAAAGAGAAATCCAGAAGCAGTCTTACTGTAAGACTTTAGGAGACAAATAGAAAATGTCAGTACAAACATTACCAATCAGCCGCCTTATCAATGTCTCCATAAGTCTCCTTCCGACAGCCGCGCAATCACAAAATCTAAGTTCGTGTCTTGTCTTGGGTAGCAGCTCGATAATTGATGTAGTTTCAAGAATGCGAAGCTACAGCACTATTACCGCAGTGGCTACAGACTTCGGAACGTCGGCACCTGAATATCTAGCAGCGGTACTTTGGTTTCAGCAAAACCCACAACCTCAAGCATTGCTCATTGGAAGGTGGGCAAAGACGGCTAGTGCAGGGCAGTTATTTTGTGGCCCTTTGTCGGCAGCTAATACGCTGCTTTCCGCATGGACTTCGATTAGTACAGGCTCATTCAAGATTCAGGTTGATGGTGGATCACTGCAAAGCGTGCTATCCCTAAATTTCTCAGCAGCTCTGAGTCTTAGCGGCGTAGCGGGAATTATCACAGCGGCCATTACTGGAGCAACCTGCACATACGATGCCGTCAACAATCGTTTCTTTTTTACCAGCACTTCAACCGGAGCAACTAGCAGCGTTTCGTTCCTGACGGCAGGAGCAAGCGGAGCAGACATCAGTAACCAGCTTAACGGCAGAGCCGTAGCGGGTAATGGTGCGTATGTGGCTAATGGTATTGTGGCTGAATCCGCATTGGCAGCAGCTACGATATTTGATGGAACATTCGGCCAGCAGTGGTATGGACTGGTTATTCCTGAGGCCGTAGACGCGGATCATATTGCGGTAGCTGGATTTATCGAGGCAACAAACACGAAGCACTACTACGGAGTAACTACGCAGTCGGCAGGCGTGCTTGTAGCGGCAACCACGACTGATATTGCTTCTGTTCTACAGGCTCTCAATTACAACAAGACAGCGGTACAGTACAGCAGCCAAAGTCCATATGCTGTAATGAGCTATTTGGCAAGAATCCTGCCAACTGACTACTCTGGAAACAATACGGTAATTACTTTGATGTACAAGCAAGAGCCGGGAATTGTCGCTGAAAACCTAACCTCATCTCAGGCTGATAGCGCGAAACAAAAGAACGCCAATGTATTCGTTGCCTATAACAACAGCACGGCAATCATCCAATATGGTACAAGCGTATCGGGACAGTTCACGGATACAGTAGTAGGAGCGGATGCTTTCGCTATTGCAATCCAAACTGCTTTATACAATCGCCTGTTTACGCTGCCGACAAAGGTTCCTCAGACGGACAGAGGGATGCATATCTTGACCACGGATGTAACGGCAGTGTGTATCCAATTCGTAAATGATGGATACCTAGCGCCGGGAACGTGGACATCGGCAGGATTTGGGGCATTGAGCACGAACGATTTTATGCCTGGATACTATGTCTATGCTCCCCCGGTTTCTACTCAGTCGATAGCAGCGAGAGCGGCAAGAATTGCTGTACCGATTCAAGTAGCTGCAAAGTTAGCGGGAGCGGTACACACGGCCAGCGTAGCGATTACAGTTAATCCGTAAAGGGGAAAAACATGGCACAGAATGTATTTACATATTCTTTCAAGGATGTACATGCAACCCTTGCGGGATTCGGAGGGGCAATATCCCTTGGCAACGGTGCTAACGTAGCAGAAGAGGGTATTAGCTGTGAGCAGATCGAAGATAAGACCTCATGGCAGGTAGGGGCAGATGGTTCCGTAGCTTATAGTCTTCATGCAGCGGAGATTTTCAGGGTAACTATAAGACTGCTTAAAACTAGTCCAACAAACCAGCAGCTATCGCAAATGTACACGCTTCAAAAGGGAAGCTCTCTTAATTGGGGACAGAATACTCTTGTAGTGAGCAACACGATTACAGGAGATCAATATAGCGGAGCGCAAGTAGCCTTTGTTAAATTCCCCTCGAACAACTTCGCCAAAGAAGCGCGTAACGTGGAATGGGAATTCGTAGTTGGTTTCATGGACAAGATACTTGGCGGGGCTGGATTGCTGATAGCTTAGTATGGAAAACATACAACAAGTTAGAGAAGAAATTGAAGCACAGTATCAGCAGATGTGCCACGAGGCGCGTAAAGGTGGAGCGGCTACGATTGATGAAGTGGCAAACGTTCTAAGTTCCATGTGTAAACTAGCGGAATGCGTTGCCGAGTTATCCAAGAAAGTCTCACTGCAAGACTTAGGGGGTTGAAATGGTGATATTGCTATCCTTGCTTGTGTGCATCATTGGAGCGATAATCGTCCTGATTACCTATCCGCAAAATACCAGATGGACTGAAATAGGCAGGGCGATGTTGTGGATGGGAATGGTAAGTTTTCTTCTTGCCTATCATGGTCAGCCTTTCACTATTACGAGATAAAGATGTTTTGCTATGGCGGCAGTAAAGAAAAACCAAAAATGCCCCAAGTGTTCGGGTCATGGAAGAATCAGGGTATACCCTATATGCAAGGGAGAGGGTGAAATAGTTGTTGCCATAGACGGAAATCCAATCAAGGCCAAGAAAGTTGCAGCTGGAAAATGACCATAACCATTAATACTGTCCCTCTATCATCCCTCACTCAGCACAATTGCTCGAACTCTACGAACTACAATAAAGCCAATTTCCCCAAGTTGTTTACAGGCAGGACGTTCAAGGATTTATCACTAACGCCTTATCCAGTGGATTCAAGCCTGATGGATGACAGCCTGAATCCCGCCGCGCCAATGAATATCAACAAGGACTCTCTGCGTAAGTTGATGCCGCCAAGCTGGAAAGGTAAGCTAGTAAAATTCTGGCAGGCGTTTGTTTATGATGGAACATCTCACCCTGCAATCGGATATCTCAATAACGATGCTGCTGTGATTGCAAGGCAGGTAGAAGATAGCCGAGGATTCGATGTAAACACAGTCGATCTATATGGGGCAAACTTCAAAGGGGCTGGAAACGATTTCGTGATGGATGCAATAGCGGCATCCTGCCAGAAAAATAATCAAACATTTTACGCGACATTCGATCAGCAGTGTTTGACTTCGGGGACAAACGGGATTCCGACTATCCAGTATCAATCAGCACTTATTTCCTACATCAATCACGTAGCAGACAAATACTTCGGTCATCCCATGTACGAGAGATATCAAGGCAGGCCACTGCTGGCGTTCTGGGGCTTCGGTAGGGTACTGAGAGGGATAACCCTTGACTGGCAGAAGATCAAGGCTGGAATACGCGGTAATCCATGGATAGTGCTGTATCAAGCAGATGGATTTTCTATTCCAGGTTCCGATGGTGGAATGAGCTGGTTGCCTACTGGAGCCACTGCTGGCAACCCTTCAGGATCGAACTATCTCAAGAATTACATGCTTCCCGCAATGGCCGCTCATCCCGATAAAATAAGTATTGGTTCGGCGTGGGCAAAATTTAATGGAACAAATACATTCTCTAAAGCATGGTCACAAGGTAAACACTTGGATGGTATAGGTGGAATGACGCTGCTGGAAACCATGGCAATTAACGCGGCATTTTCTTCTATCCATAACCTGCCTTATTTGCAATTAGTTTGGGACGATAACCAAGAGGGTGATGCGCTGATAAACGGAGTACAGAACGACGTTTCGATTGCAGCCAAGATAAACGGAACGCAACTTACTTGGACTATCACTGGACATGAAGAAACAATTTCATCCTATGATATTTACGCGCAAGTAACAGAAACCGATGTACAGAAAATAGGCTCAGTGGCTCCCGGTGATACTAAAGTTTACGAGTTAAAGAATTCTCTAGTGAACTATGGAATACAGAATTTCTATGTCTACGCAGTCGGGAAACCATGCATACAGAATAGGTTAATAAAAGCGGCATGATGCTATATTGGGTTGTACTTCTTCTACAGGCTACGCATAATAAAATCAGCTTCATATTTGAGAATTGGTTGTCGGTTGTTATTATTTCGTTTTGGCTAGTTGTGCTACCAGTGATATTGATAGGCGCAATGGTGTGGATACGCAAAAGCCAGAGAAATATCATCAATCAACTTAAAACCATGGTGACGCGAAAAGAATTTGACGAAGCGTTTATCCTGTTTCGTAAGGAGATAGAAACGGAAAAATGAATGCTCCTGCAAATATCACGGTCAGATGTAACCTTCTATCTAGGCTCCATAGGAGCTGTAATAACTATTTTCCTAATTTTCTGGAAGGCAACGGCGGGAGCCACATTGAAGCGCATAGAACAGGACTCGGTTACGAAGCTAGATTTGCAGATTAAGCTAAGTGATCTTAAGGACTTTCTCCGCGAGAATTTTATAAGCCGCAAGGAATTTGATTCAAGAGTTGATGAGCGCAGAAAGAGTTCACGCGATAGCGACAAGAGATAAAAAGTCTTACCGTGATACTTAAATATTTTGTATACTATCATCCATGCCAAGAGAACTAACCCTACCTGCTCCCGATGGTCACACATACTCAATTGGAACGTTAGATGCCATGCAGCAATGGGCAATCGCCAAAAGGTTCCTCAGCCAAGTCCACAAAGAGAGAGACGCATGGGAATTGGCCGAGCGCAACGCAGGGCGTACTCCAGATGACAAAGACTATAAAGAGCCGTCGCTAAATTTCATTCTCAGTGGGATGTCGGACGAGGACAGCAATAAGGTAATTGCTACGGCGTTGACGGCTGTACAGCGTAGGGCGGATACTGGGGGATGGTCACCTGTAGTTACTCATGGAACTAATAGGCTACAGTTTTCCGACATGAAAATGGAAGCATTGATAGCTCTTACTTTCGCGGTAATAAGGGACAACATAGACAGTTTTTTTACTACAGAGCAACCCGATTCGACAGCACCCAATCCGGCGTAGATGTTGCTCTGGTAAGGATGGCCAGTGAAGAAGATTGGCTATTATCGCTGGTAAAAGAGGGGATGATACGATATAGCGACTTGAGGGATGGAACGGTATCGCTTGAAGATTGCGCAAGGATGAGCGATTATCTGAATGTAAGGCAAGAAAATCAGACTCGGATCAATAAGTCTCTGGAGAAAAAATAGATGCGTGTTATGTGTGATCTATTTTGCGGCCGCGGTGGCTGGACTAAGGGATTTCAGGCCCATGGATGGCACTGCATTGGGATTGACCTGAATCAACAGCCCGACTATCCGGGCGAGTTTATTCAAGCCGATATTGCTCACCTTATCGAATTGCCTCAAGCGGATTTCTATTGCTGCTCAAGTCCATGTGAGCAATTTAGTGTACACGGAATGAAGATGTTTCATCCAAACCCAAAATGGCCATGGCTAGGACTTGCTTTATTTCATAGAGCGAAGGAGCTAATTGAGGCTACAGGTAATCCTTATGTAATGGAAAACGTAAGGCCGGCACAGAGATTTATCGGCAAAAACGATTATCAGTTTGGCCCATTTTCTCTTTGGGGAAATTGTTTTTCAGTGATGTGGCCATGGCCAACTCATGAATTAACGCGGCTTAAAAAGAAAACATGTTCAGAGAAGAAACGCTTGATTGAAAATACCGAAAAAGCTTCAGAGATACCATTACCGCTTTCTTCTCATATAGCTAGAATGGCGGTAAATCTGTAATGGCTGACGACATTCTCAAATCTTACCTAGTTGCCATCGGTTTCAAGCTTGACGAACAAGACTACAAAAAGTTTAAAGACTCCCAATTAGATACAGAAAAAAGAACCAAAAATCTAAGCAAGGCATTTTCCGACTTTGCCAAGATAGGCATAGGTTCTGCTACTGCTTTAGGTGGAACGGTAATCAAGGTTTCGTCTGACCTTGAAAAACTACACTTTCAGGCGCAAAAATCAGGGACAAGCGCGCAAAACTTAAAAGCATTCGGGGATGCTGCTGCACAGATTGGTATTCAATCCGAAGAAGCAATGGGACTAGTGGAAGCTTTCGGAAACAAAATAGCTTCTGGCAAGTATGCAGGTGCGCTCAATTTCTTGGGAGTAAAACAGGACAAGGATTCAATCAAGACGCTGCTGGATTTAGTTGATAGCCTCTCACGCGCAAACCCGATAGTGCAGGAATCATTTGCAGAACAGTTTGGAATCAGCGGGGAAGATATCAGGACGTTGATTCGGGGCAGGGAGGAGCTACATAAATACTATCAAGAGCGTAGGCAGGTTTACGCTGACATAGATCAGCAATCATTGGCAGCGCACAAAGCGAATGAGGAGTTCAGGGATTTAGAGGCAAGGTTCTCCGCGTTGACCGCTACTGTAGGAACTACGTTTTTACCACTGGCAAAGAATGTAGTTTCGATTTTGGAAGTAGTGGTCAAAGATTTGCAGGAAGCGGACAAGGCTACGGATGGATGGTCTAGCAAGCTTCTAGCTTTAACCGCTGCTATAGGTGGAACCATTGGGGGGCTTAAAGCTCTCGGAATGTTGAAAGGATTATTCGGTGCAGGGGGAGCTTCCGGGGCAGGTAGTACAGCAGCTTTAGGTGTAGCGGGTGCAGGGGTTCTAGGTGGGGCTTTGGCTAATTGGGGAATCAATATCAAGGCAGATGAGTACGATATCAGGGCCAAGGAGAACTTTGATTCGGTAGCTAACCAGAACCGTTCTGAGATAGCTATGGGTAGACTATTCACTCAAGAAACAGGAATGGATAGGTTGACTCATGGATTGGAATACAGTGCATGGCTAGCCAAAAAGAAAACTGGGAGGAAGATTTCATCCGTTACTGACAGCGGCGAACTAAATAACCCCGGTAATCTAAGAAGCTGGGGCAGTGTTCCAACAGTAGAAAAATTTAGAGGTTCCACGAGCATCGGAAGTTTTGCAAAGTTTAGTTCTGTCGATGAAGGCCTTCAAGCAATGGCTGGGCTACTTAGTGGCAAGGGATATGCCGGTAGCGGAATAAACACAATAGCTGGAATATTGAACAAGTATGCTCCAGCAAAGGAAAACAACACGGCAGCATATATTGCTGATGTTGCTGGAAGGACTGGATTTGACCCATCCTCTCATTTAAACCTAAGCAATGTAGATACACTGTCTAGGCTTATGGGTGCAATGATTCACCATGAGCAAGGGCGTGATCCATATAGCATGTCAATGATTACCGATTCCGCGAATAAAAGACTTAAGATGCAAGCGTCAGGTAATACGGTAAGCGTGAAGATGGATCAAAAAACAGAGATCAATGTAAACGGTTCGGGCGATGCAAACAAGACGGCTGATTTAGTTGCTAGTGAGCAGAACAAGGTAAACTCAGGATTGGCGAGAGACTTTGCAGGAGCATTCCAGTGATAGAAACCAGACAGAGCATCAAAGAAAAAGCAGAGTTGATTATCTGGGAATGCCGAGAGCGCGAGAAGTATCAAACCAAAAAAGAATGTTTATGGCTGGCTGTAAACTGTATAGCATACGCGAAATAGATTTTGAGCAATGTCTAGCCCTGTAATAGTTCCGGTGTCGATCAAACTACCACGTTCGGTTGGCAATATTACCTTTGATGCCACAGTAGAAGAGAGGCACGAAGATAGATGGGTGATGACCGATCAACCTGTAGAGATTGGCAGCACGATCACAGATCACATTTACAAACTGCCATCGGCTCTCGATATCACTGCTGTAACTTCCATGGGAAGCTCTCAGAATAAAACTCAGGATTCGTCATTCCTGAAAACTCTCTACAGTAATTTGCTTGCGTTAGGCGGGGTATTGCTTCCGGTGCAGACTGGAAAAAGAACATACAAAAACATGGCAATTGAAACCTTGCGAATCAATACAGACAAGGCGAATGAAAACGTATTGAGTGTAGTGATTTCATTGCAGGAAATATTGCTGGCCACGACTACGCTGGTAACGGTGACACCGATAAGCAATCAGGCATTTCCTGAGAGAACGGCATCGACGATAAATCAAGGGCCGGTAAACGCGCAGCCAGCGCCCAATTTCAATCCTTCCCCTGCTCCATAAAAAGTCTCGCTGTAAGACAATTTATTGTTTACAATCACGCCATGCAAAATTTATTAATAAAGGATGGTTCCTTGTGAAGCGTAGAGACTTATTCGGATTTGCCATTAAAATGCCAATTGCTGTGGCTTTCGGAGGCATACGGGCGATTGCCGAGGCATTTGAAGAATTTCCAAAGTACCCAAAAACAAATATTTCTTCACATCTATCTATAGTTGAAAGCATGAGAGAAATACAACGTAACACTATTGGTGATTACACTGTAACAAACAAAATGGATTTATCCGATCTACTCAAGAATTGCGTTACTCAGTTGAGGAAAGCTGGTACTAATTGGGTAGAGCCACCACAGAAAATAAATGGTGAATGGCTGGATGTAGTAAAAGGTAGGTTCGAGTAATGTCCACTACTCCTGTAGTCGTAGAAATACCGCTCCAATCAACTCCGCAGATTATCGGGATAACGCTTAATTCCGTAGACTACAAAATGCGTGTAGTGTGGAACGATCAAAACCAATCATGGGTAATGGACATCATGGACTCAGGAAATAATCCGATAGCCATGGGATTGCCGCTGATGACGGCCAATGATTTACTTGAGCAGTTGGCCTACTTGGGAATTGGCGGAAAAATGTTGGTACAAACTGATTTCGATACTACGGCTGTGCCGACATTTACGAACCTTGGGGATACCAGCCATTTATACTTTGTTTCAAATCAATAACTGAGAGGGTGAATGTCTTACTATCCGGTAATGCTAGAGAGTACAGCCTTGCTGGTAATAGGTATGATATTTGCCTTGATTTGGACTAATCGGTTTCCATCGCTCGATACAGTAATAAAAGCTCTTGAGGCATTGAACACTAAGGGCGGAAATCTTTTCTTGCTCTCGTTCTTTACCGCAATGTTTGCAATTATAAGTATTCGCACTTTCCTGTACATAATAGATTTATCTGTAAATGGAAAAATGAATCAGGACAATACTTTCGCATTGCAGGCTATTGCATGGGTAACAGGTGGGCTAACCACGGGATTCATGGGAGCATTATTGAAAACCATGACAGGCGATGCTCCAGTGCATAGAGAAAGCAGCGATATAAAGCCAGATAATAGCGGTAATCAAAACAAGATTTAAGAGGCTGCAAGCCACGATATGTCTAATACCTCATCCATCCCGCAACTATCGCCCATAAGTCAAATACAGCGCAAGGCAGGGCATTGTGGGAAGCAATAGCAATGCCTTATTTGGACGCTCTGCCAAGCTAATCGTATCCAATGAGCAGCCTATAACCGATACAGGCAGCGGAGTAGTAACGCAGCCTATGGGAAAAGGTATAGACCTCTCGCAACTACGCTTTACGTTTGAAGTGAAGAATGGAGATTTTGAGACTCCGAATACTGCGGTAATCCGCGTCTACAATTTAAACCAAAACACGCGCAAAGAAATCATTAACGAATTCGATACGGTATCTCTCCAAGCCGGATACCAGAGCAACATAGGAATAATTTTCAGGGGAACAATTAAGCAGTTTGTCGCGGGTAAGGAACGGAACGTAGACAGCTTTCTTGAAATCAGGGCAGCGGACGGTGATCCTGCTTACAACTTTGGATTATTTGGGAATGGTGCAGGAGTAACACTTAACGCGCCTTGGACTGCATCTCAATTACTGGACAAGGTAAGCGATGCGTTTAATCTTCCATTGGACAATAATGCGAAAGATGTAATTGCCAGAAGCGGGGGAGTAAATCTATCCCAAGTCAGGGGCAAGGTTTTATTTGGACTGGCGAGGGCAGCAGCAAGTAATCTGGCAGCGACCGCAAACGCAAGGTTTTCAATTCAAAACGGAATGGTGACCTATGTACCAGTTACAGGGTATTTACCGGGGCAAGCGGTACAGATAAACAGTCTCACTGGAATGGTGGGAAATCCAAACACTACAGACAATGGAATTGAAGTTACTACGCTCTTGAATCCATTGATAAAAATAGGTGGCCAGATACAAATTAATCAATCTGAAATCACGCAGACAATCATTCGAGAGCGCGTAGGATTTGAGGCTATAGCGGGAATTGCACCATTTGTAGCGGATGCCACAGAAAAAGGATTTTACAGAGTGTTGGTAGCGGAGCATTCAGGCGATACAAGAGGACAGGACTGGTATACAAAGATCACGGCTTTAAGTCTCGATCCTTCGGCTACTCCAAAAAATGCAGTGAAAGCGTATGGATAAAAAATCTTGCAGTGAGACTCTTGCCTGAGTTAAAATGATAACCATGACAGCAGATAAAATAATAGTGCGAGTTGAATTTGGCTCCCACCTTTATGGAACAAATACATCAAACAGTGACCGCGATTATAAATCGGTGTACGTGCCATGCGCTTCGGATATTCTGCTTCAGCGCGTGAAGGGTTCGCTTGGGCATAAGGTGAAACGGTTCGAGGGGGATAGGAATTCGCCAGAGGATACCGATGACGAAATGTATTCTCTTCAGCGTTACCTTGGGCTACTTTCAGAAGGTCAGACCGTATCTATCGACATGCTTTTCACGCCGAAACCGCTGATAACCAGTCCTCTATGGGAAGAGATTCGCGCCAACAAAGACTTACTGCTTACCAAACGCAGCGCGGCATTCGTGGGATATTGCCGAACTCAGGCGAATAAGTATGGCATCAAAGGGAGCCGCGTTGCCGCCGCGAAGGAAGCGATGGAGTTTTTCAAGGCCCACTTCAACCGATTAGGAAACACTGCCAAACTCTATGAGATTGATGATTTACTCCCGGCCATAATCGGAGAGCACACAAAGATAGTCGAACTGGAAACGACCAAGGGCAATACCGAGCACTTTGTAGATTGCTGCAATCGCAAGGTGTCATTTGGAAACACAATCAAAGCCGCCTATGAGATTTATTCTCGCATCTACGACAATTACGGCAAACGTGCAAAGTTGACGCAAGCTAATGAAGGCATCGACTGGAAAGCCCTGTCTCATGCCGTGAGAATTGCCAACGAAGCCATTGAGCTACTGGCGACCGCAAACGTGACATTTCCGCTGCCAAATGCAGGTCACATTCTGGACATCAAGCGCGGCCTGCTGCCTTATGATGATGTTGCCAGCGAGATAGAAAGATTACTGGAAGAAGTTGAAAAAGCATCTGAGCTTTCAACCCTGCGCGATGAAGCGGATAAGGAATTTATTGATGCATTGGTGTATCGCGTATACAGAGATACTGTTTGGCAATAAGATGGGTGAATACTTTGGACGAGCAAGAAATAGAATCCTTAGTCGATGCTGCTCTAGTTGTATTTACTAAAACGCCTATACCTTATCCGATTCCTGAAATGATTGGATGGAAGATAGTGGGTAATGTAATTTGGGTGTTTACGGAAAGAGATTACAGACAGGATAATTAGTCTTACGGTGAGACAAAATATGTATCAAGAAAAACAGCAAACAGAGAGGCAAAAGATAGCCTTTGTCGATCCATGCTCCCGAGCTACGATAACTCTTAAGCAAAAGTTTTGGGCAGGCGTTAAATATAAAAACCTTGAACTATCAACTATCCTAACCGTCAACAAGTGACTTGACTTTAACCATGGCAAGCCAGTCTGGCATGCGTCTGTAGCGATAGTAAGTAAGGCTAAAAATAGAACCTTGAGGTCTATGGAGTTGAGTACAGGCCAAAGAAAATGTGCAATTGAGTATGCCAAAGAAATGCTTAATGGAGTAGGTGTAATTCCCTCTAGTGTCCAACAGAATCTATTGGCATTTCATTATCGTAAATCTCTAACACAGGAGGAAATATCTCTACTGCCAAAAGATTGGTGCGCCATTCCGCCAATGGATGAAGGCGGGAATGGAAAGATAATCGAGGTTGATACCTAATTGCAACAATCTGAGCGTGTAAACGATTTCGAGGAATCTCTAAGGCTGGCACTCAAAGGCCACGGCCTGAATACATGGGTTGCGCTTCCGGCCATCATTCAATCGTTTAATCCTATTAAATGTACTTGTACAGCACAGCCGACAATTCAGGCTCTTGTAACCAGAATAGTGCAGGGCAGAGCGTCAGATGGAACATTTTCCGCTAATCAGACTAAACAGAGTTATATCAATATGCCGTTGCTAGTGGATGTTCCGGTATGCTTCCCGAACGCTGGAATTTTTATGCTGTCTTTTCCAGTAAAGCAGGGCGACGAAGCTCTGATAATTTTTGGCGATAGGTGTATAGATAACTGGTGGAACTCAGGCGGAATACAGCCACAGGTAACAAATCAAGGTGTAGGAGAATTACGCTTTCACGACCTAAGCGACGGCTTTGCATTCATCGGGCCTTTCAGTAAACCAAATGTTCCGACAAATATCAGCACGAGCACAGTGCAGCTTCGCACGAAGGATGGTGCAACGTATCTGGAAATTGATGCTTCTGGAAACTGCAACATCCATGCAAACGTAAATATCACAGGTAATCTAGTAGTGAGTGGAATAACAACTGGAACGGGCGACGGACAGTTTAACGGTATTCACGTTTCAGCGCATCATCATCCGGGGGTACAAGTAGGTGGCGGGAATACGGGGGAGCCGATTGATGGCTAAAAAAGTCTTACTGCAAGACTCGAAGCCAACATTAAAAACGGTGGAAGTTATTCCTTCATGTGGCTGCACATGGAAACCGAATCCACATACTCACAACGGCAAGCCTACCGATGAATGGAATTGGGAAGCCACTCATGCAATCTGGGCCAAAGAAAAGCCAGTCGTTAGCAGAAAGTTTATTTACGCAAAATACAGGTATGCTCATCTTGTTCCGAAATGAATCAGAGCGTATAGTGTAATCTACAATCCGGATAACAAGGGAACCGTAATGGACTCATAGGTAGTGTCCTAAACTAAATAAGGCGTGAGTCCATTTTTGTGGTTTATTCAATTCTTGCAAATTCTCCGTGATATTTTTGGGCTGCTTCTTTGTAGGCAGCAGAAGCATCTTTTATGTTGTGAAATTTCCCGAGACGAAAAAGTTTACCTTTGGTGCGTATTTCTGCCCTCCATTTATTGCTATCTTTGTCCCAGTAGACTCCCTTGTATCCACTAGCATTGTGTTTCGGTATTTTACGATTGCAAGCGTTTTGGGAAAATGTAGCGAGGCGAAGATTCGACCGAGAATTATTCAGGCCATTGCGGTCTATATGATCGACCCGCAAATTACCCTTAGGTTGCATTATCACCCTATGCATAAAAATGTTTTCATCCTCCATTTTTTCTGCTTTCCATCGGCTTCTAATCGCATACCAGACATTAAGAGATTTTACGCAACGCCATTTCCATTGGTTTATCCAGTCAAAATCACCAGCATCTACTATCGCAACTTTTCCATGCGTTAGAGGGATATGGCGGATGGAAGTATTTTCTGGCTGTTCTATTACAGGCGGCTTGTAGCGAATACGGTGTAGATAAATAAACCTAAAAGGCTGTCCCTTTATGTGTCTTCTTTCGGGCCTATTTTTCAATGCGATATCAGTTTTTTGTCCACATCCACACTGGCATAATCCGAACGGTATGGTAGTGTTATCGAGCGGCGTAGCAGCAGCATGTGTAAGCATGTTGTCCATAATTGGGAACCTCTAATTCCCATTGTGATGTTGCGCCGCTATTATATATAATCCACCCCATGAGAGTAAGAGCGTTAACAGCAACTGGCGATATAGCGTATGGCCAAGGCTCTGCCAACTACTTAGTAGACTCACGCGCTGCTGTAGCTCAAGAGGTAATGACCACGCTCTTACTGTTTCAGGGTGAATGGTTTTTAGATACAACCGCTGGCGTTCCGTGGCTTACGAAAGTTGTCGGAGTAAACACGATTCCGATATACGATCAGGTAATCAAAGACGCAATTACCAACGTGCAAGGTGTGACGGCCATCGTGAGCTATACGAGTACATTAAATAGGGCGGCAAGGTCGTTATTCGTATCAGCCACGATTGATACTCAGTTTGGAACAACTCAGGTTCAGGTATTTATACCAACAGTGTGAGCATTCAATAGAATTTTGTGGTATATTTAATTTCATGGAAAGCACATCAGCATCCCGACCGCATCCACATCCCAAAACGGGGTGTGGTGTAATGGCTGGCATCCGTGCCTTGGGAGCACGTGGTGAAGGTTCGATTCCCTCCTCCCCGACCAATCTTCGACTGCGATTACCTCTTCGATATCGACTCTCCTTGTAATTATATTTTCACGCGCTAATAGTCCAACTGGCAGAGACAACAGTTTCAAAAACTGTGCAGTATCGGTTCAAATCCGATTTAGCGCACCACTTGCAAGGGTGGCTCAGTGGCGACGGCGGCGGTCTGTAGAACCGCTACCCTAAGAGGTGAACACCGCAGGTTCGATTCCTGCCCCTTGCACCAAATGGGCCGGTACTCAAATTGGCAAAGAGACTTGTCTTAGGAACAAGTATTTGTGGGTTCGAGTCCCACCCGGCCTACCAATATTTGCGGCTGTAGTCCAACGGCAGAGACGGCAGACTTAAAATCTGTAAAGTGAGAGTTCAAATCTCTCCAGCCGCACCAAGCTTATGGTACAATTATTTCTGTGAAGTTTTCACCATCATCCCGATTCAGTTCGTACCGCTAACTCAATAGCGGGGGGTTGGGACAGTCTGGTCTACTCCAGTGCATTGCTAACGCACCGAAGCCCCTAAAAAGGCGACACAGGTTCAAATCCTGTACCCTCCGCCAAACATTAACGGAGAGTTCCGCTGAATGGTCGGCAACTAGTCTTGAAAACTAGGACGGAATGCGAAAGCATGGGGGTTCGATTCCTCAACTCTCCGCCAACTAGTTTGCTATAATCCAAACTGAAATGAGCGGAGTACTACCTACCTACGCCTGCACTATCAATCCAAACGGAATAACTTCGCCATCCTATAACGACATCCTGCAAAGTAGGATTGCCCAGATGCAATCAATTTTTGGTTCGGATATTTCACTGAATCCGGGTGACCAAGATTTTCAAATGCTGGCGATATGGGCATTGGCCCAATTCGATTCTAATCAAGCCACGATTGCAGCCTACAACAGTTTCATGCCGACATTTGCGCAAGGCGTAAGCCTGAGTGTGCTAGTAAAAATAAATGGCCTGATGCGACTAGTAGCCAGTGCAAGTACAGCAGTGCTTACCGTAACAGGAGTAGTGGGAACGAACATAGTAAACGGCGTAGCTCAAGATGTGAATGGAAATCTCTGGAGCTTGCCAGTACTGGTAATCATCCCGCTAAGTGGGAGTATAAATGTAAGCGCATCCTGCCAGACGTTAGGATCAATCGGGGCATCGTCCAACACGATCAATCAAATATTCAATCCGCAACTAGGATGGCAGTCTGTAAATAACACATCAGGAGCACTTCAGGGAGCGCCGGTAGAGACGGATGCGGCTTTACGCCAAAGGCAGACTATCAGCGTCTCCTTGCCAGCCCTAACGCCATTGCAGAGCATCTCAGCGGCCATTGCGCAGATAACCGGGGTTACAGAGTCGATTGTGTATGAGAATCCGACGAATGCTACGGATAGCAATGGGTTACCTCCGCATTCAATTTCTGCCGTGGTAGCTGGGGGAGCGTCTACAGATATAGCCACGGTAATCGAAAGAACAAAGTCTTTAGGTACAGGAACATTTGGCAGTACAAGTGTGATAGTGATTGATCCTGCGGGATTGCCGATAACAATTAACTACTATGTTCTGGTGCAGGTAAACATTTTTGTATCGCTAACGATCAAGGCTTTGACTGGATACGTAAGTTCTACGTCTATGGCGATACAAAGTGCGATAGCTGATTTCATAAATTCATTGACTATCGGGCAAGCGGTAAGAATCAATTGGGTGAATGCAGCAGCGCAAATGATTAGTAACCCGATACTAGGTGAGACATTTGAGGTTACCGCATTAACTCAGGGATTTTCAGCCACTCCTGTAGGAGTAATTGATTTAGCCATCCCATTTAACCAAGAAGCGATTTCACTTGTGGCTAACATAGTAATCACGGTAACCTAGAAAAGTCTTACAGCGAGACAATCGAAGAGGAGAAACAATGGATCACTTATTGAATCCAGATTCAAAAATGACAGCAGCAATGAGCATGAAAAGTGGCCTAGGTTTCAATCCGATTTTCCATAACATATATCGCTTTGAATGTCTCAGACGGCCAAAGAGTTGTGTTTGCTGTGGTTGTAAAAACTTCAACATGACCAAAGGAATCCCCCCACTTGGAATCTCAGACATCGCTTACTCGGATTTAATCAGGTGCGAGAATGCCGAGGTTGCATGGATGGAAGAAATCCATAACTTAGTTACAACCGAAGGCAAGAACGATCAACTTACGCAATATTTCAAAGGCTCTGCCTACACGGCTGCATTCTTTATTGGGCTGGTAAACAATGCAGGATTTACAGCCTACGCAGTAGGTGATACTGCTGCCCAGATTGGCGGAACAAATGGGTGGGCAGAAGCTACGCCGTATTCTAATGCTACGCGAGTAGCTTGGGTTGGTGGAACGGCATCAGGCGGATCAATTGACAATACTGCATCGCCAAGTGTGTTTAATATTAACGCTACGCTGACCGTTCGGGGCGGTTTTGTGGATACTGTAAGCACAAAGAATGGTACGACTGGAAAGCTTTACGGTGAGGCTGATTTCTCGGTGGCGCGTTCCGTAGTTAGCGGTGATACGCTCAACGCGACATCCACCTTTACTCTTGTATAAACATCCTAGGGGCTGCAAAAGGAGAGCATAATTGTCATCTAGCGGCCCACTGTTCCCCTCAGGCGCTTCCGGTACGACAAATGCCGTAGGTGGTGGCACTAGGACGTGGGCGAACCCCGGCAACATAGGGGCAAACGACGGAAACCTTGCCTCAGCATCTTTTCTTGCCGCTGCCGCCACTTCAGATGACCTAATAGGTTCTACCTTTGGTTTTTCAATTCCATCCACAGCGGTAATTGATGGAATACTTCTTGAGATACGGTATCAGGATATAGGTGGTGGTGGTGGAATAACCGAATCAATTGTAAAGCTATTCAAAGGTGGAGTAATAGTAGGTTCCAATAAGTCTACTGGAGCGACACTTCCGGGTTCCTTGGCAACCGTAAGCTATGGTGGGGCTGCTGATTTATGGGGTACTACGTGGACTCCGACTGACATAAACGCGACTAACTTCGCAGTTGCTTTTGTAGTTAGTAGTTCGGGCGGGATTGATACGGCTGGAGTAGACTTTTTCAGGATCACAATAACCTACCACAACGTATTCAGCGATGGAATAACTCTTACCGCTACAGCCTCAAGTACAGTTACGCCAGCCAACACAATGCATTCGGCCATGTCCACATCGGCCACTATTGGAATTTCCATTACTGCCAAAATGACAATGCCGGTTTCTCTGGCTATGTCGAATACTGCTGGTATGTCCGATACGGGAGTAAACATTCCCGGCACCCCGTCAATTACCCTGACAAACACGGCAGGAGCTGTATTTTCTGCTGCTACGGTAATGGGCGTGTCTCAGATGACATTCAGTTCCACTGCCAACTTCATAGAAGTTGGATCAGCAGGATTGACACGCGGGTTTAGTGTGAGCGCGAGTCCTCTGCTATTCATGAATGCCACGGTAGGCGGCAGTCCGCTAGTTGTGGCAGACGATTACACCAATTTAGTAACAAGCGAACACAATAAACGTCCTAACTTTATGGCCATGATTGCCCAAGATGTACAGGGGTATGTGGACAACATAAATTTACTCAGGACTTTCAGTAATATTTTTGATATCGACCAAGCCGCTGGGCAGCAGTTAGACATGATTGGGGTATGGGTAGGAGTAAGTAGAAACATATCGACTCCATTGACAGGAGTTTACTTCGCATTTGATACCGCATTAGTTGGATTCAATCAAGGAAACTGGTTTGGGATAGGCGATGCTACGGCAGGACTGACAAGGCTTGGAGATTTGGATTACCTGTTATTGCTGAAAGCCAAGATAGCCTCAAATCATTGGGATGGAACGATACCGAATGCCTACGCAATCTGGGCGATTGTATTTGCGGGACAGCCGTTTGTTTTGCTGATACAAGACGGCCAAGATATGACAATGGCAATCATCGTCATCGGTGTAATCAATACAGCGGTAACACTTTCTCTGATAACGAATGGATACATTGCCTTAAGGCCAGCGGGAGTATTGATTACCGGATACTACCAAAACACTGTGCCTAATTTTCCTGTATTCGGATTTGGGCCTGAGAGTGCTACACTGGCAGGGTTCAATGATGGTGCTTGGGTAAAGAAAATTGGATAGTCTTACAGCAAGACTTTTTGGGAGATAACCAGTAATGGCCAATACGAATGATTTTATTTGGTTCGGTACAGGTGGAGGAGCCAATGTAGACTCACAAGCTACCTACCTAGTAGCTTTAACGGCATTAGGTTATCCATCCACAGGATTCAATACTGGAACGGCATTCGCCAATCAGTTGAATAAAGTTTGGCGACAGGGTACGGCATGGTCAAAGGTTCTAGGTGATCTTCTAAATCAGTTTGGAATGGATGCGCTGGACAACGGCGTACCGGCAACTCTTCTAGCTAATCTTCTGGTAGCCATTAAGCAGGCATCTGGGCAGACCGCTCAAGTTGTTGCATTCTCCGCTACTCCAGTTTTCGATTGTTCCAAAGGGCAGAAGTTTGAAATCAACCTTACTGGAAACGTAACCAGTTCCACGATCACAAACGTATTGCCGGGAATGAGTCTGGTATTCACGATTAAACAGGATGCTACGGGTAGCAGGACATTTGTACCGCCTGCCGGAGTACAGTTGGACACGATTGATCCAACGGCAAATTCTGTAAGTATTCAAGCATTTGAAGTAAGCTCAGCCAGCGTGATTCGCTATGCTACACCGATGGTGAGCAATCCAGCGTAAAGGAATATGGAAATTAAAATGAAAAAAGCATCTCAAGTACTATTTGTTCTGATCTTAACGGTTGCAGTCATGTACGGGTTTACGACTGTTACCGGAATGAACCTAAAGAACTCTGTAATCAACAGCACGACAATCGGAGCGACCACGCCGTCTAGTGGAATATTCACCTCTGTACAGGTAAATAGTGGATTACTTGTAAATGCTGGCGTGAACAATACAGGGACAGGATTTAAACATGTTAGGGTTGCTAGTTGTACAACTACTGCGGTTGCTAATAATTTTTGCAATACTACAGTGACATGGCCCGCCCCAGCATTTGCAGATACGAACTATACTTACGGTTGTAGTAGCGATGGCAATGGAGCGGCTGCGTATCAAACAACCTCTAGCGGAAGCAAGACTGCATCCAATTTTGTTGCTGTTGTTATCAATACTCCGGGTAACTCAGCCGCTACATCTGTAACCCTGAACTGCTGGGCATATCACGATTAACGGTCAGTCCGTAAGTCCATTAAAATCCTACGTCAAAAGCGTAGGATTTATTATTTTGATAACTCTTGACAAGTGTTATCAAAATAAATATTATCCTCTGTATCCGATAATCAATCGGACTTGGGAGGATAAATATGAAAAACTTTTTGTTATTAATTGCAGCCTGTATCACGCTGACATCATGCGGAGGACAGGTTAACAGTCCATCTGTTCCACAGCAGAAATTTGTTCCATGCGTGAACTGCTTCGGAACTGTCTTTGTTGGCGATTCGATCTTTGGCAGACTGTCCACAAATAACAATTTCATCAATGCTGGATATATTGACGCTGGAGTATTCGGCCAGAGAACAGATGAAATGTTATCCAGATTATCTGAGATAATTTCAGGGCAGAATGTGTGCCACGGATTTATCCCGCCATCGGGGCAATCGAACACGTCCGGCTTCCCGTATGAATGCGTTACTCTAACGCAGCAGCCAAAAGAAATAGTGATAATGGGAGGATGGAATAATTTCTTCCAAAACAATCCCGGCAATACTGCCCTATCGGACATTAAGCAAATGGTTTCCATGGCCCAAGCAAAAGGAATAAAGGTTGTAGTTTGTACTCTGTATGCCTACGATACTGCACATCCGGCATCTTGGATGGTTCCAACTGGTAACGCGCCTGTGACGTTTTATGACATGTGGAGAATCCCGCTGAATCAGGGAATAGAAAATATTCCAAGTGCAACCGTGGTCGATATTTCCAATGTGTTTTCTGGGCAATCGGGATATACGATAGACGGAGTGCATCCAACAGATGCGGGCAATAATGAGATGCTAACCGCTATTCAGAATAGGTTGTAAAAATTTAGGTTGCTGATTTTATCGTCCCTCAATTACTCTAGACCTAAGCACTACTGGCCAGCAATGGAGAAGGTAAGACCTAGCACTTGAAAGGCAGGGCGATGTCGCATGAGGTTTGGGATGCTATCAGGTCTAACGCTGATAAAATACTCGATAACGCTTTGGGTCTACTTAGGGATACGTTTATTCTTGTGTTTGGCATTCATTACAGGAATCACATACTTCGGCGCAAAATTGAAACACAAGAGTCAACCGATAGGCACTCAGCCACAGAAGAGTCGGTTCGTGAGCTTAGGGATTGGATGGAGTCCGAGAAAAGAGGAACGTCGAAAGGGGATGCTAGCGGAGAGGCGGCAGGACAAAAGAACGGCGTGGATAGCGACCCTAACTCTTATCATCGGGGCAGGAATCGGGTACGCCGGAAACAGGATGTCTGATAGATACCTACCTTCAATACTTGAAGAAGTTCTCATTACCTCAGTTCATGACGATGGAAGCTACCGAGTCCTAGATAGGTACAAAAGAAAATTTGATGTCAAATGGTGCAGCGGCCCGGACGGTCTAGTCCCCGGCAACAAACTACAAAAGGTTTACTACCGTCAAGAAATTGGCTGCAAAAGAATTCGTGGAATGTATCTGGGGTATTCCGTTTATACTCACAAAGATGGTTCGAGAATCATATTCCCAATACCAGAGGAAATTGCATATGCCAGATGATCCAATTCCACCTAAGCCGCCCGGATGGAAAGAGGGCGATAAGGAACAAGAATCCAATAAACCAGCCGAAAAAGGCGATGAACAAGAGGAAAAGAAATCTGCCTGAGTCTCACGGTAAGACTTTTAAAACGAGGGCGAGATGATAAGAAGTCTCGCCTGATTTTATTTAACGCAAAGGAATCATGGACATCATCGCGCAATTGAAAAGGGATGAAGGCTACAATCCAAAGCCGTACAAGGACTCTCTTGGGAAACTGACAATCGGATACGGGACGTTGATTGAAAATGGACTCGACCAAGAGGAATGCGAATGGCTGTTACGTCATCGCTATGAAATCAGGGCAAAGGTTCCGGTTGCTCAGCAATTGCCGTGGACTCAGGATTTAAATGATGCGCGTTTGGGAGCGGTTGAAAATCTTGCGTATAACATGGGAATCTACGGACTGCTCACATTCAAGAACATGCTGGGCTGTTTACAGAGCGGAGATTACCAAGGAGCGCACGATCATCTTTTGGACAGTAAATACGCTACGCAAGTTGGAGCACGCTCTCACAGATTGGCAATTCAGATTTTAACAGGCGAGTGGCAATAAACTCTTGACACGGGTTTGTTGTTTTGCTAACCTGATTTAGAACTGGTTAGGGCAGCAGTTGTTGTTTGCGCCTGCTGTACT